TTTTTTGGCGATTATTAAGGTTATCGCCTTGACCTTTTAAGTTGTAACCTTCTTTATCTTGCTTTGAACTGTTGAACTTCACAAAATTGGTGGAAGTAAGGAAGTGGTTTGATTTGGTTGGTTGGTTGGTGTAGCCGCCTTTCGGAAGTAACTTTATAAATTTATACAATATTTTTTATCTTGTCAAGAATATTTATGTAAAAGACTTAAAAAGGGCTATTATATAAGGATTGTTTAGCTTGATTGTTTCTATTTAATCATGTTTTTTTGTATTTATTTTTTGTTACTATATATAATAGAGTAAATTATATTTGACAAATGATAAAGATGTTACTATAAAATTCAGATATTAATTAATATTAATAAATTACTATGTACTACTATAACACACCCAAAGAAGCTGTAAATGAATTTAAAAAACTTGTTTATTTTTATAATTGCTCCCCAACAGATAAAGTTAAAAAATATCAAAATAGGGCTTGGTTAGAATTTACGCATAACTGTGAGATAAATTCTAAAAAAATGACTTTAGTTGTAAAATTTAAAAAAAACAGTGTCAAAACAATTGATCAACTACCAACAGTCAAAGCCGAGCGTGTCGTGCCTCAATTTGTAGTTTTACCAGATGGAACTGAAAAAGAGTTTGAAACTTCCAAGCAACATTTTGTTTTTAAAAATAATACTTTTATACTTATTTAGTTTTCTTTTATAGTACTAACTACCGTCAACTGGTTTTTAGTGCTAAATAAAGTAAATTAATTTACTTAAATTATTAAAAATTACTATGTTTTACTCCCTTAACCAAAAAACTTTTAACAAAACAGGTTATCAAGTTTTAGACTTACCAAAAGTTATCAATAATTTTTATAAACTAAATTTCAAAAAAAGAATTTGGTTTTATGATCAAGATTTAAATTTAATCACTTTTATAAACTAACCTTTCAGAACCCCTTTTTAGGGGGTTTTATAAAGATTTAGTCTTTTGATTTACAGTTATTTTAAGCTAATTCTAAACTTTTATTTCCATTAGTTATTTGTGCCAGCACAGTTTTACCCGCCGTCAAAAAGTGGGTATATGTACCGTCTCGATTGTCCACGGTTGACACAGCCGAGGTTATCACAGCACTGATTGCCTTTGATTTGGCTACCCCAGCGTTGGCTAGTAGTTCCGCCATATCCTTTGAGATGTAAAAGTGGTACAGCTTGCCCGACCTGGTCACTCCATCTGGCTTGCGAGGGCTTAGCTCTTTTGCTCTTTGCTTGCGAGGCGACTTGTCTTTGCCTCTAGTTCGCCTTTGTGGTGTTTGATCTGTCATAGCTAACTTACTAAATTACTTTTTAAGTAATGTCAAAATATTAAAACTAAATACTTACAAACATTAAACATATTAGTTGACAAAAGATTACACTTACTGTACTATAAATACAGTACAGTTTTTAGTAATTCTGTATCAAATACCCCTCCTTTGAGGGGCTTGTTTATAGCCGTGAACTGGTTTTACCCTTGACAATACTATAGCCGTGAACTGATTATATGAGTATATGAATGTTTATAAAAGTTTTCACGATTTACCTTTTGATACACTTGACCCCGTAGCTTATGCGGTCTTGTCTAAGCTTGTGGCAAGACTTACAAACAAAACTGATATTATCAAAGTTAATAATGAAGAATTAGACGCACTATTTAAAGGCAAAAAACCTATTGGCAGAGATAGGATTGATAAATATATTAATGAATTAGTAGCTGGAAAATATATCACTAGAGAACAAAAAAGAAATCCACAAGGGCAATTTGATTATAATGAAATCAAGATAATAACTAATTTAGTAGAATAGCCGTGAACTGATTTTGCAATGGACACAGAAAACCTAGACATCAATTATGAAATATCACCTGAAAAGTTAAAGGAATTAAACAAAACTTATAGATTAGTTAAAGTTTCACCAACTCAGTCAAGAGATATACAGTCTATTTTATCAAACAAATTTCCTCTTTGTTTAATCGCTGGGGCTAGAGACTCGGGTAAATCAGTGAGTTTGTATTTGGTTATTGCTTATATTCTTTTAGGGGGTTTAGGCAAATGGAAGGCTAATATTCTTTTGATGAGAAACACTAAAGAATCCGCTAAAAAAACTATTTTTGATGGTGTAGTTAAATCAGTTTTAGAGTTTTTACAAATTGATTATAACGAATTAAAACAAAAAAGTTATGATAGAGGTAGAATTACAATCAATGGTCACCAAATCCGTATTGACTCCTTCGATGTGGACGCCAACAACTCGGCAAGATTAAAAGGTTACAAAGATATTACTCATGTTTTTGTCGAAGAGTTTGCTGAAGTTATGCGTTGGGATATGTGGAATCAGCTTTGGCAAACAATCCCTAGGTTTTTTGATTTAACTTGGCAAGAAACTGAAGCTTATCAGTCCACTACGATTGATCAAGTTACTGGTGAATCTTACACCCAAACCAAATACCGAAAAGTAACCAAAACCCAAAAATGGAGGGGTCAAGTTATTTGTGCTTTTAACACACCCCCTTCAAATTCTCCAATCTTAAATGATTTTTATGATTTAGAGCTTAGCGAATACGACGGGTTTTACCACATGAAACCTAAGTCTGGGGTAATTTTAGAAAAGGATTATAACACTGGTGAATTGTTTCCGCACCCTGACGGCTTGAAATACGAAGATTTAGGCTGGCACTATTCTTTTTCAACTGTTTATGACAACACAGTTTTGCTTAAAAAACTGAAAGAGGAAGGCGGGGAAAGGGCGGTAAAATTGTATTTATATCAGCAACATACACGATATAAAACGACTGACCCATATTATTATTTAACCAATACTTTAGGTTTGGTAGGCACTGGTCGGAGCGGTAGAGTCTTTAACAATTGGGAAAGTATAAGTTTGGAAGAGTACAAAAAGATTGAGGCTACTGAGTTTTACGGAATTGACTGGGGTTTTTCTGGCGAAGGCGACCCTTCCGCTTTGACTGCTGTCAAGCATGTTCCAGCTCAAAAACTAGATGAGTTGCCTTGTATTTACGTCAATAATTTATTGTACGAAAAAGGGCTGTCTTTACCTGATTTAGTCAAAAGAATAATGCAAAGTGTGCCAAATTATGCTAATGTTGACTTTTATATCGATCACATGCCAGTAGCTAAATCAGAGCTAATTGACAAAGGGTTTAGCCCTAGTTATATACATTTAGCTGACAAAGGTTCGGGTAGTAGGGCAACAAGTGTGAGCTATATTGCTGGTAATTTTAAAGTTTATTTTGTAGATAACAAAGTATTACAAAAAGAAGTAGAAAAATATAGATGGTTACTAGATAGAGATGGCAGACCAACTGGTGAGCCTAGTGATGGTGACGATCACATAATTGACTCAATTAAATACCCAGTTTATACCAAATTACACCCTAAGCAAAATGAAAAATCAAACTGGTGGAAAGAGTATTATAGGCTACTTGCACAGGCAGAGGCTTGACATACCTACAAAAAACCTAAAACTTGCTATTAAATGGAGATAAGCACCCGAAACTGGATAGAAAACTTTAAAAAAGGGCAAATGTATGATAACGGATCTAGTTATTTTAGCACCTCAAACTATAGTTTTGATGTAAATAGCTATGGCGTACAAACCGATACAAGGTTTGATCCACAGACTGTCACTGCTCTTGCAATGGCTGAGCCTGTGTTCATCGGGATTTTTACCAAAATTGCTAATGCCATCAAAAGTTTAGACAAAAGTGTCTATGAAGTAGATGAAGTAGATAAATCTGGCGTACCCGTTAAAACTAAAAAAGCCAAAAAATTATACAAATGGCTTAAAGAAGCTGGAATGGAAAAAGTTTTAGAAAAAATGCTTGTCTCAGCTTTTGGCACTGGAATGGGAGGTGGGGTTTGTTTCCCAACTAAGAAAAACGGCAGACTGGTTTTTAGGTTTGAACCATATATTGTAGAAGGAAGGACAAGGGTTGGCTTTTATGGAGACGATGGAATTAATAACGAAATCACAAAAGTTGTAATTTTAGATCAGTATGCACAAGAAATCCCGGACTATACTTTTGAAGGTTCGAGACTAAAGAAATATGTTTATCACTTTCAGTATGTCAACCCAAACGGGACTGAAGGTTTTGGATCAAATGGCTTGATTGGAGCAATGCGGGCAATGTCTTTAAGAAGGGCTTTTGACCAGACTAACGAAGCCATGGCAAAAAATGGAATGAAGCAAAGCTTAATTGCTTCTTTAGATGGAAAAGCAATGAGTGAAGCTGGGTTAAGTCCAAAAGAGATTGTAGATAGCCGAGTTAAAGCTAAGGAATTATTGCAAAATAATACAGGAATTAGAAATGCTGGCGGTGTGATGTTTATAGACTTACCATTAAATCTTAAAGAAATTTCCTTAAATAACTCACAAAACAGAACAATAGAATACAAAAAAGCAATTGAAGAGGATCTTTGGCTAACAATGGCAATGGATAAAGCAAACTGGCTTGGAGGGAATGCTAAATATTCTAACTTGGAAGAAATCTCTGACAACCAGTTAAAAGATTTAAGGTGGGTTTTAAAGTGTATTCATAATATGTTTGAGTGGTGCTTGTCTTTCCACCCAGAATACGAGGAAGGTCGATTTATTTTTAGGACAGCGAGAGAAGTTACAGCTGAAGAAATTAAAATAAGAGAAGCTAAATTAAAGGAACTAGCAATGTATGCTAATAATCTCAAAATTCTAAACGAAACCTTTAGCTCGCTTGGTCATAGTGTATTGCCTACCGAAGAGAAAATGGCAACTATGCTTACTCAAGGCATGCTTTGGCACAAAACCTCAGAGCCTATAATTCTCAAGCCTGCCGACACTGACGGGGTGGCAGATGACTTCACCCAAATTACAAGTGCTGAGTCAATAAATCGTAGCAAGCCCGACTTTATGGACAATCTAAGAAAAAGAGTTAATAAAAGTTTTGAAAGTGTTTTAAATTCTTAATAATATGAACTATAAAATATTAAAATATGCAAAAGTGCTTGGGGTGACTCCCGAAAGACTCCAAGAAATCATTGATGATATAAACTTTTTAAATGAACAAGAAGAGAAAAGTTTAAATCTTTCTATGAAATCACCAAAATCTAAACCAATGAATTCTGAGGAAATGATGAGTTGGTTGGAAAAATAATTAAACAAATGTTTCCCAAAATCCAGTCCAAAGGTTTAAACAAAACTGTACTGATAAATTTACACAAAGATTTACTAAGTGAAGTTATAAATACCCGTGAACTAGAAATCAGTGAGAAGGTTTTAGCAAAATGTGCTGAGTTTTCTAGGTTACACAGCCAAACTATACTCTTTGGAGTGCCTGATTTGGGTGAAATTGATTCTAGCCCTAAGGCTTGCATTTATAGGAACTTTGACTATTCCTTTGACGGATTAAACGAATTTATAAAAAAAGAGGCTATAAATCGAAATGCTGAAGCCTTTTCTGATTGGCTTGTAGAAAAATTTGAGTTTGCTAGAGATTTTTTTATTCGTGCTACAGATCCAGAGGTTGCTGACGAAGTTGAGCAAAAATTCATTGATGTTTTGGATTTGCTGGAAACTTTTTTACAAGCCGAATTTGCAAAAACTTTGTTACCACTTTTAGAAAAAATTGAAGATGAAACTAGATCAGAGCTTTTGAGAATTTATGGTTTAGAAATTAGCGATAAAGAAAAAAAGAATTTAGCTTTAAAATTTTTAAATAAAAAAGAAGTAGAAAGCGTGGATCTTTTCCAAGGTGAAGTTCAAAAGAAATTGAATGATAAAACATTTGAGCAATTTTTAGCAATTTTAGTAATTTTAAATTTACCAAAACCCAACAAAGAAATCTTGGAATCTGAATTATCCAGAGCCAATTTTGGCTATCTCTCAAATATCAAAGGGTTTTTTTGGAACTCTTTTAGACAACTTGGTGAAAAAATGTTTGATAACCTTGCTTTTAAAAGATCTTTAGAAACTGATCAGGTAGAAAATACGAGATTTAACAGAAATGATTTTAATCTTTCTGTGCTTGCTCATGCTAGAGCCTATTTTAGAGCTTTAGTGTATCAATCCAGCAAATCTAAAACAGATAAGTTTAAATTGGTTGTAGCCCCAAGTTTATTGCCAAATCTAAATCCTTCAGGAATGACTAACAAATATTTAGGTCAAATAAAAACTTTTGATGAGTGGGCAAGGATAAATGGAACTGAAAATATAAATGTTGTAGCTGGTTTGGGATTGCACCATGGAAGCTTGGAATATTATTATCCTGTTATTTGACACAACCCCATTTTAACATTTTGATTTTATCAATGCCTTTTCAAGCTCGATTATACAAGAATCAATCCCCACAAGCCTTATCTACTATTGCCGTTAGTCCAGGAGATACTTTTGAGCTTATTTTATGCGGTTTAACAAGCTTATATCAAAACGCTGTTCTAACCTTTTCTTGTAAGCCAGGAAGCTTTAAAAATAATTTAACTGCTATAGCAAACGACCTCCCTGCTTTCCCCTCAACATCTAGTTTATCAATTACTTTACCATCTAGTTTTATTAATTCTCAATATACAATTGATTTAGTTCCGACTCAAACATCTGCACTCAGCTTAAACACTACTTACGCTTTAGAATTAGAATTTTTATTAACTACTGGAGAAATAGAAAGCTGGCAATTTGTTTTCAAAATAGGTCAAGATATTGTAGGCAATACAACTCCAGGAACGGCTGGTGTAAATAATCGTAGGAATTTGGGTAGTTTCTCAACTGCACCAAGTACAGCAGTCCAAGGTGATTCTTATTACAATACAAGCTCAAGTAAGTATTTTGAGAGAATAAATGGAGCTTGGGTTGAATTTGTTAACAACAGTCAAAGTTTAGAATTCAATGTCAAAGATTATGGAGCAGTTGGCAATAATTCAACAGACGATACAACAGCAATCCAATCAGCTTTAAATGCTTGTAATACTGCTGGTGGCGGAACAGTGTATTTTCCAAAAGGAATTTATATTGCTAATCCTAACACTGGTTTAAATGTTTATTCTAACACAATTATTAAAGGTGATGGGGCATCTACAATTAAAGTTAAAAACGCTACGAATCTTGATGGTAATCTGTTGCGAATTGAAAATAAAACAAATGTAAAAATTGAGAATATCGCATTGGACGGAAACAAAACAGGTCAAACTGGATCTACTAATTATGGTTTGTATTTGTCTGATTCTTTAAATTGTGTAGTCGATGATGTAACTACATTTAATTTTAGTGGAGTTGGAACCCAGATTTATGATTGTGATGATTGTGTGGTAACTAATTCTACTAGTTATAGTAATGGTTATCATGGTTACGAAATTGAACAATGTAGAGCAACGGTAGTTACAAATAATATAGCCTATAGTAATACTAGACACGGTTTTTACCTCGCACCTGGAGAAATTAGTGGAACTGGATCAAAACAATGTGTAATCTCTCATAATATTGCACGAAATAATTCTCAGTATGGGATTTCTGTAGGTATTTCAGTTATTGGTAGTACTTATTTAACCCAAGGGTGTATTATTAATTCTAACCAAATTTATGAAAATTCTCACTATGGAATTAGCCTTTACCAGCAAGATCAACAAATAGTACAAAATAATATTATTCGTAATAATGGTTTTTCTGGTATTTATTTATATCAATCTAGGTTAAATAAAATTGAAGGAAATTATCTCCAGAATAATTCCGCAAGTTTAAATAATGGATACGATGAAATTCAGATTGAAGGTGGAAATGACGGAACTGGAAGCCAAAACAATACAATAGCCTATAATACAATTATTACAAATAACGGATCTGCTAAAGCCAGATATGCAATTCGTGAAGCTCATGCTAGTGATAACAGCAATCAGATAGTCTATAACTCAGTTTTTGACTCTCCAGCAACTGGTAGATACCTGCTCAACTCGAAATATATTGAGTATTCAGGGAACTACATCAACACCAATACCCCTCTACAGACTAACTCTGGGGCTGGTCAAGCCGTACAATCTGGATTTGCTGGGATCGATGGAGAATTCGGGATCATGAGAGTGGTAAATAATAAGGGCAATACTCCTACTCAGTATGTCAACATAGGAACTGGTAACCAAGAATTTTTTATCAATGGAGCTAAAAAACTTGAAATAAACACATCTAATATTTCAGCAGAAAATAACCAGATTAAGAATTTAGGAACTCCAACACTTTCTACAGATTCAGCGACTAAAGGCTATGTAGATACAGGTCTTGGAACTAAACAAAACACTCTTGTTTCAGGCACAAATATAAAAACAGTAAATAGTCAATCTTTGCTAGGTTCTGGAGATATACTTATTTCTGGAGCGACTTGGGGCGGTATAACTGGTACTTTAGCAAGCCAAACAGATCTTCAAACTGCTTTAAATTTGAAACAAAATACTATTACAAACAGCGATTCAATTACTCAAGGTAGTACTAATTTATTTTTGACTACAGCGGAAAGAACTAAACTAAGTAATACAACAAATACTAATACTGGAGATGAAACCACTGGGTCAATTTTAAACAAAATTGGGAACGGAACGGTAATTAATGATAATTATATACCAAATACTGTAGCTAGAGACTCAGAAATTTTAACTAAAACTTTAGATACTACTTTTGTCCCTACAAATTCAGCTATTGTACTTGGCAACACAATTTTACAAAGTTTAGAAAAAGCTCAAGGGCAAATTAATAACAAAGAAAATACAATCACAGCGGGTACTACTAGTCAATACTGGCGAGGTGATAAAACCTTTCAAACTTTAGACAAAACAGCTGTAGGCTTAGCTAATGTAGATAACACAAGCGATTTAAATAAGCCAATTAGTACGGCTACTCAAACAGGTCTTGACGCAAAGGCAAATATTGCAGGTCAAGTTTTCACTGGTAACATTCAAACCCCTCAAATAAATACTTCTAAACAAACTCTAACTCCAACTGGAACAACACAATCAATTAATTGGAATAATGGAAGTATAATTGACCTTGTATTAAGTTCGGCAACTGGCAACGTAACTCTTACATTATTGAACTCGCAAAACGCAAGTAGCTATTTAATAGAAGTAACTAATGGTGCAACTCCAAGAAATTTAATTTTTCCAACAGGAACACTTCAATCTAATGGCGGTGGTAATGTTTACGTTGGAATTGCAAATCAAAAAGACGTTATTGCGGTATTATGGGATGGGACTCAATTTTTAATATCTGTGTCACGAAATTATGCATAAAATATGTTTGGTAACGCTTTCTTTTTTTCATCATCGGGATTAATACTTGACGGATTAAATAGTGCTGCTGCGTATAGCTTACGAAAACTTCGCTCCGCTTATACTGGTCCAGCAATTCGTGTTCGCAGGTCGAGCGACAATGCGGAGCTAAATATTGGTTTTACGGCAAACGGTGATTTAGACACAACGGCGTTACTGGCGCACGTCGGATCGCAGAACCTGCTGCTGCGATCCCAGGAGTTTGAAAACGGGGTGTGGGAGGGGTTGGCAGGGTCAGCCGAAACCATTGCCGCGAACTCGGAAATAGCCCCCGATGGCACACTGACCGCAGAGAGATGCACAGTGCTGGCATCAACGTCCGGCAGGTATCAAACAATCACGCTCGCTGCGGCGGGGCAGGTCACATGCTCGGTCTTTATCAAAGCCGGTTCAACTGGCACTTGGGCGCGTATCGGGTTTTTTGATACGGCAGTCGTCACCAACCAAGCCCGCTGCTGGGTGAATATGCTAACCGGCGCGATTGGCACTGTTTCGACAATAGGCTCTGGATGGAGTGGTGCAACTGCAAGTTCAACGCCTGTTGGCAATGGTTGGTATCGTATATCGCTCACCGCGACGTCAACGGTTACGGCAATATCTGTGATAAATACAGCCGCCGATGCGGATAATAGCATAAGCAGAACTATCGGGCAAAACCGCATTATCTGGGGCGCGCAACTGAATACGGGTGCGACCGCGCAAACTTACCAACAAACCGTAGCAACAGCAAACACAGGCAGCGGCTTTGTTACCACTTGGTATGACCAGTCGGGCAATGGTCGCAATGCCACGCAGACCACGGCAGGATCGCAGCCGCGCATTGTCAACGCTGGTGTACTTGATATTGCCAACGGCAAACCCGCTATCAGATTTAACGGGTCAAATACGTTTTTCAGTGGTGTATCCCTTCCACTTTCTCAGCTTACCTTGTCATCTGTGCTAAATGACGTAACACAAGCACCAACTATTCGCTATTCTATTGGGACTGGCAGCGGTTCCGTACCAAGGGGAATATTCAGCAGCTTTACTGGATTCTTTCCGCCAACCCCAAATGCCTCATTGGGATACATTCCAGACGCAGGGGTTCCAGTAGTGCAGACAGGCTTCTTTCCAACAATAGGACAGTCTTATGTTGTGAGCTTAACCACGACTGCGACAGAATCAAGCATTCGGGCAAACGGTGGCAATAATGGAACAGGTGGAAGAATCACCCTGAACCAACTTTTCATCGGTCAACGTGGTGACGGTTTTTGGTATTACGATGGACATAACTCAGAAACTATCGTATTCCCATCGGCACTCTCCACCACCGACCGCCAAAACATTGAGAGTAACCAAGGTGCTTACTTTACAATTTCAGTATTATAATTTAAAAATAGGGGATAGATATGAATAAATTTTTTATTATTACACCGGAAATTGCTAGGGCTCTCGAGATGGCAACTGGTATCAGTGCGGAGAAAGCTCGTCAGCAGGGATGCGAAGGCGTCACCTCATTTTGGTGGAGCGTTGTACGTCACCCAGACGGAGAGCAGGCCGCACTGGCAATACATGACGCACCAGAAGCAAGCGAGATTGCAATCGGCGACCAATCGGCAGTGCCGAACATCGTGTATCAAAACGGCGACCTCGTTATCACGACCGACGATTTAATCGACGAGCTGCCAGCGGATTGGCATACGGTTGATCCTAGTGCAGATGCACCAAGGAGGTAAAACAACTATTCAAGAAGCTGTGGAAATGGATCATAGTTTATTTAATTTTACTTATTATACTGTTTGAAATCCAGCCAATTGACCAAATTAAGATGGTGTAGGCTATGAATAGTTGTTGTGAGATGGACATAGGTTATTTATTACAATTTTCAATAAATCTTTCTAACTCTTCTTTTGCTCCAATTATAGCTTTTTCTAAATCTCTGTCATCAAACCACATAGGCTTTTCTGGCAGTGAAAAAGATCCGTCAAAAACATATCTAGTCCTCCAAAAACTGTGTGGAAAATCTGGATAGTTTTGTCTGCCTTCATAGTGGTCATCAGACTTTTCAATTACTAATTTAAAATTATAAATAGAATAATGTGGGGTTGTGCAATATTTGCAAGGGCAAGGGGTTTTAATTCTTGCTTGAATTGTTGCGGGTGCTAGGGTGTTGTAATTGGGCATAATTTAAATTTTTAAATAAGCTATAAAAGCCATAGTGTCATAAATTTGGCGTTTGTTTGTGTGGCGTGTGCTGGTCGCTACCTCAATCTTTCGCAAAATCTAAATGTTCAAGTAACTCTTCTAAGTCATATCGATCAACATCTTATTTAAAATTTCTTCTTCAATAATTACACAAAGCCGATCCCAAACAAAACATAAGCTAAATTCCCATTCTCGGAATCCAAAGCTTTTATGCACGGGAATATGTCCCGACATTCCAAACCAACTTGGAATAAATTGAAAATCAAACCAATATACATTGTCGATGTAACCAACATAAGTTAATCTCTGATTGTAATAAGTTACTTTATTGATTTTAAAGCAAATTTCCCTTCCAGTTTCTTTGTGGTTGTTGAGCATATTATAAATAAGGTTTTACATGTTTAAGGTATGCTACCCAAGGTTGAAATCCTTGCTCTCGGTAGATGTCTTTGATAATACTGATCTGATTATCAATGTTATGTAGCCAAGTAATTTTCTTTACATTACAAGGGTCTTTAGGATTTTTAGAGTCTGCAAAAGTGCAAGCTTCCCCTCCTAATTTTGTGATCCGATTTGCTTGGTAAAATGTATTTATCATAAACAAACCTGCGTCCACGCCAGCGGAATTATCGCTTGCATAATCACACTGTCTAGCTTGAGCTTGTTTAGCATTAGTTGACCAACAAGGGCTAACTGCATTAGTGATATAATCACCACCTACAACGCCGTTTTCATGATTAAGAGTTACGCAAGCTATAACTTGTGCATCTGCTCCAAATTCTGCAAAGGCTTCGATAAATTTCTTACCAACTTCTTTGGAGTTACAAATATCCCAGTGGGTTTGACCTGTTTTATTATTGAACCATTTGTCTAGGTATTTTGACCTTTCTACAACAGGTTTTGGCTCTTCCTTAGGCGACTCTGTTTTGTCGTCCTTAACAGGTTCTACAACCAGCTCTTTCTTAGTTTCTACTGCTTGAACTGGTTGGTTATCTTTTAAACCAGTCTCTAGCTCATCAATTTTAAATTGGATTTCAAGATTTTTGATTTCAGTTTCCTTACTTTCTTTTTTGAGTTTGTTTATCTCATCTTGCTTTTTCAAATCGTCAAGCTCTTTTTGCTTTTCTGATCTAAGATCTTCAAAATTTGCTTCGGCTTTAATAGCTAACTTGTTTTGGGTTTGTTTTGTTTGTTCTGAGTAATTTGCAAAGGCAAGCATTGCGATTGCTCCTACGATACAGATTATTATAGTTGTGTTTTTGTTTAATGTTATTTTGGACATATTTTTTTGTGTTTTTAGTTGGCTTTTGTTTGTTTAAATTATACTTCCAAGTATTGTTTAAGCTCATCTTGGGAGAATTTTGCTAAGATTGTTTCGGCTGTGGCAAAAGACATCTTTTTATTGTCTGGGGTATTTCTTGAAATAGCCTCATCAAATTCTAAACAGCTTATTAGGTCTGGCACTGCAAACCTCCAAATTATATGTTTTTTGTCTTTTACATCTAAAGCATTCAACCTATCAATCTCATACTGAATTTCAAGCTGTTTTGAAAGCATTTTGGCTTTCTTTTCGGCTAGGTCGGGGTCTTCTGGTAGGAAGATTAGACCTTTATGTAAATCCTGGATAAACATTTCTTCGAACTTTACTTCGTCAATTTTTTTGTTGGAATACAGATCAGCAATAAGTAAAATCTCTTGCCCTTCCTCCAGCCCACTAATTACACTTCCATCAGGTCGCTTTAAGATTTGGGGTTTTTCGTGTTTGATTTCAAAATCCTCTGGGCTTTCTAGCAAGTAGCTTTCTGTTGACTCTTGATCAACTTGCATAGGTTCTGGAGCGTTGCTACAATAACTATCTAAAGCTTCTTGAAATTCAGCAAAAGTAAAAACTTTACCTTTTTTATAAAACCAAAAATTGGTTTTAAGTTTAATTGATTTAATTTTAGACATAAATATTAAAGATAAGTTACTGTTTTTTTGAAATCTCCCCAAAGTTGTAAGATTTGGTTTCTTTTTTTTTCAGCTTCGTCTTTTGAATTATAAACGATTGTTGCTATAAATTTTTGGTTAATAAAATTAATAAAAAAGCGATAACCTGTTGGGTTTCCTTGCCTATCTGTACTTGATATTCTTATATCTGTTACAGATTTAATGTCTGCTAAAGAATAAGTATTGTTGTTAATTGAAATGAAATTAGACATAGTTAGTTGTTTTGATTTTCAAAATCTTGTTTTGCTAGATTGTTTAAGTCGTCTGCTTCGACTGTGTTTGGTAGGATTACATCTAAGTAATCGTCTGTGTATGAGAACATATTTGTTTTTGTTTTAGCTTAAAGGCTAAAGTCTGAGGTCTAAGGAATCTCACCTTAGAAATTAGTAAATGCTGGGTTTTCGCCAACCACAGTTTAAATAGTTCCAAACAGGCATTTACTTAAACTACTTTCTCAGTCAGGGGGTCTACTTTTCCAATATAACTGGAGAATACTCACGTCTCAAGTGTCGGGGAATCACAAACATAGTTTGCTTACCTTTACTTACTCCTCAGATTTTAACCTTCAAGCTGTTAAATTAATCAGAATTAACTGATACATTAATTAAACCACTACTTTTTAGTATTGTCAAATATATCTATGCCAACGCCTATTTGATCAAGCTTTTTAGCTATTTCATTTGCTTTCTTTTGTAACTGTAGATCAAATTTGTTTAAGTCATCAGAATAAGCTTTTTTTAGATTATTCATAACTTCAGATACTAAGTAATATCTTTCATGGCGTACTTTGATGTATTTAAGATCTTTGATTGCCTTTGTCCAGAGCTTGTAATTAAAGTGTTCAAAAAAGGCGGTGTAGTTAATGTATTTCATACTATTTAAGATTTTTAATAATTTCATTTACTTCCAACAACGCCTTTACAGGGTCTTTTTTAAATCCTGATTCAGGGTAGTCGTAGCAGTATTTTTGGTAGAGTGCTTCGGCTTGGGATTTTGGGAGGAAATAGTATCGCTCATAAGCTACTTCACAATCTTTACGCTTGCCTTTACTGTGAACCCACATATCAGCCCCCAATTTAAATGACCTACTAACTGGATTCTCCCCCAACTTCTCCTCAAAAGCTACAAAGATTTGTTTGAGCTGGGGTTCTTCTATTAATGTTATTGATTGAACAGAAACAACATTAAGCATTGTTTCTTGACCAGAAATACATTTGTCCTCTTTGACACCGTGCGATAAAAACACACTTTCAAGGATTTGTTTATTAAAATTTTTGTGTTTAACAATACTAAACGTATAGTCTCCTGTTATCTCCACCTTCAAACCTAGCTCTTTGGCTTTGGCTTGTACGGTTTCGTGGAGTTGTTGGGTTGCTTGGTATTGGATTGCTTGGTGTTGGGTCATAATTATTTTTTAGTGATTGTAAATTCTTCAGATAATTGCTTGATTAAATCTTGCCACTCTTCAGGGTATAATTCTTGTAAACTTGCGTTTGTAATACTACAAATAGTCGCTAATAGCTCCTCTGTACTTAATTGATTAGAGTCTGGTTTTTCGGTCATATTTTAAATTATAGTTTTTTTAAAAAGTATCGTATTCGCAAATCAAAATAAATTGATCACCTTCACGCTTCCAGAATTGATAAACTACTCTAAAGACATTGTCTGTAGTTCCGTCACCAACTTTTTTTTCTGTTTTGTAGACTAGTTCTAGCATATTATATATTACGATTATTATAAAGTTTGTTTATATCAGTATTAGGATTTATTGGTGGTAAGCTTTTGGAAAGTTCTTTTTGCTTGTTTAGAAAAGTATTTACTCTTTTATTTTTACTAAAAGATTTAAGACTTCTAGCTTTAAGCCATTTAAGGTAGCCGATGGGGTGGAGGATTTGTTGGAGCATAATTAATTTAATTTATATTTATCTTTTGCCCTTGCTTTTTTATATCTTTCACCTTCCTTTCTAATTCTAATTTTTTCAGCTAAGTCAATCATACCCTCAAATTGCTCAGCGTGATTTTCAGGGTCTAGGTTATTTAGTATTACCCATTGCTGGTCAATAAGCTTTTGGTGTTGATCTACAGTTTGGCTGTTGTAGTCAAGGTTGCTAAACTGGGTTTGTAGAGCTTGTAGTTGGTTGTTCATATTATTGTTTAATAGACTCGATAAGCTCGAGCCAAGCTTTTGATTTGATCATGACAATAGGGGTTGTAAAAGAAAATCTTATACCTGCTCCCTGATCAAAATATTTATTGAAAAAATCTAAATAGGTTTTTTTGTCTGATTTAAACACTTTGTAGGTTTGAACTTTTTTGTTTAATCCTAATTTAAAACCGTGGAAACTTGCTTTTTCTCTATTTATTATAATTGGTAAAAAGCCATTGTCTAGCAACAACCTTTCAGCCTCCCAATCAAAAGCCTGTGCCAAGTAATTTGACACACGACCTTTGGTTTTTTGAGATTCAAATAAATTATCAATTCCGATCATAATTAAAAGGGCATTACGGTTGTGATTTCATCGACATTAATTTCTGGCATTTCTAAGTTTACACTTTTAGAAACTTCAGCTTGCAAAGATATTTCAAAAGGGTCTTTGTTTAATTCCATAGCTTTTAAATTTACTGGTTTAGAATTAATAATTTCTAATTCTTCTTGTGTTAATTCTCTGTTGTCATCAGTTATTAACTGATAGTCAATTTTAGTTTTATTGCCTGTTTTTGTAGTAGTTTTGGTAATTTGAATGTCAAATTTAGTCCAGTCATTTTTAACTTTACCAGTTGCAATAGCAAACAAATTTTTTCTTAAAGTAGCTTGTGTAATTTCCCAAATTTGAACATCTTGGGTATCAATATTTAATATTTTAACAGCCCAAACTAATTTTATGGGGTTTTCATTTTCAAAAGTTACTTTTAATTTTAAATCTTTTGGAGCAGTTGGAATTGTTCCATCTCCTTTATCTTGTAAGATTAGTTTCTTGCTTTGACCTTCAGCTGGGTTTTCGATAAAGGCTCTAAAATATGTAAGAACTTCATTTTTAGGAGTTAAAATTCTAAAAACATAAGATCCGTCTTCTGAGAATTTTAAAAAGTTAGATTGTGCGGATGGTTCACGGTAGCCTGTAGCGAATGGGTTGGACATAAAAATATGTAAAAATAAAAATTTAGCATTAAAAGCTAAAATCTGGAGGCAAGAGACTTGCACTCTTGCAAAGAACCCACTCTAGATCTCGGTGCCGTTCTAGCATGTACGCCAGTTGCTTGTGTTTATATTTCACCACTCCAGATTTTAGATTTCAAGCTGTAAAGGTGGACAAGGCAGGAATCGAACCTGCGACCTCCCGTCGGTACTCTACCATTGAGCTACTTGTCCATTTAGGTGAGCTGGGGAGGGGTCGAACCTACACCAAAAGATTGCTTTTTATTTTCATCTTGCAAGAAGTGCTACCATTACACTACCAGCTCATAATTAGTTTAACGACTTTTGCGGTCGGCTAATTAATCAGTTACAGGATTCCCAAGTAAAAAATCTAAAAAGTCACAACCATAAATAATAGTTTCTCCAGATTTATTCATTGTCATTGTTTGACCGATCATGAATTTCCAGAATTTCTGCATTTGTGCTTCGTCTTTGTTTAAATATTCAAAGATTTCTGCCTTAGTCCAATTTTTGTAATAGATTTCTTTTTTCTGTTGTTTGGTTAGGGTCATAAAATTAAATTTGAAAAATCCAAGGTAAATATAAAAAGAAAGCAAAAATACCAACTAAGATTAAAAAACTTAGTACATTAGTTGCCCATTCAGGAGGTGAAAATTTAAGATTCATATTATTGTTTTTTGGCTAAAATTTGCCCCCAAAGCCACGATTGAGGGTGATTAGTTGAATATTGACTCCAACTAGTTATCAAATCGTTCCTTTCATAAATATTAAAAGGAAATGTATCTTGTAGCATACTATTGTTTTTTAAGATTATTATAAAGTTCTAACTCTAGGTCTGTTAATGTGTAGGTTTTGTTGCTGATTGTTACTGTATTAGACATACTTATTGATTGTTTTTAATAGATTTTTTTGGCTCTGTATAAATAATTGAATTTCTAAAATAGCTTCTTCAATTTCTACATATTCAGGCTTTGCCGATCTGTCAATTAACTCATCGTGAGTATAGCCAGCCTCACAAGTATAAGATTTGTATTGATAACCATAGCCTTGCTCATCTAGCTTTTCAAGTTGATTTGTTAATTGATCTAAAGTAGAATCCAAATCTGCTTCAACATCCTCAAAAAGAGTTTCAAGAGTTGAGGTTGGTTTTTGGTATTGTCTGAATGTTAGGTTTTGCATATTATTATTTACAATTTTAATTGTTTTGTAGCTTTTCACCTCCCTATCCCTAGAGTGGAATTGCTTTAACCGATTAGAGTTAAAACTAGAAAAGCTTGAGGGGTTAACCTGTAAGGTGATTAGCTAAGAAGTTTGGCTGAATCAATCTCTTACTGATTAAGTAACTACATTAAAACAAACAAATTATTTTCTGTCAACTTATAAGTAGTGACTTAGTATAACTATAAGTCTTTAATGCGATTAAATACAGTTTCTAGTATATCATCAACTACATTTTTAGGATACTCTTTTAGCAAAATATGCCTTGCTTTTTGCAATTCTTTTTCGATTTTTTTCAAACTAATTCCGCTGTTGACTTCTTGCTTTTGTATTTTAGTTTCATAGACTTTCTTTTCTACTTCTCTTGTCTGGCTATACTGCGAAATAACCTCACCTTTACTTACATTACCAATTATAATACCGTTACCTCCATTATCAAACAAATGTCGTGAAATTGGTATAAAAGCGTCACTACCCGCTAAAACAATAGTTTCTTGACCATTCTCTTCCGCTCCTCTTGGTTTAAAATCACAAGTTGTAGTTGTGTTAAGAATTGCAAATTTTCCAAAGCGGTCGTAGGGTTTTTTTTGATCAATCAAATAATTGTCCGCCATGAGATACATCTGATCACCTCTGTTTTTGTCTAGGTAATCTCTGATCCAGTCAAAATGACCTTGAGCTACCTCGTCCATCTCAAACTTATTTATTCTGTCATCGTATTGCTTTTTTACTATTTCCTTGTCTGTAACGCCTGTAAATCTATTAAAAACCCACTCTTCAAATTCTGGGTAAGGTTTGTGGGTGTTTAAGAATATTTCTTTACTTTCTCGAGTGACTCGATTTTCGTAATTAAATTTCTCTCGTTTTTCTTTTTTGGTTAGTCTAGTTAGTTTTTTAGTTTTGAACATACTATTTTTTAATTTTAAGGATTTTAGCTTTAAAAAAAGTCTCTTTGTAAATTTTGGTTGATTCACTGCTAACCTCTAAATAGAGATTTTGAAACCAAGTTTTTTGCAACCAACCATTGTCAAAACAAGCCCAAACAGTTTTGCCTACAAAATGAGGTGACATATCTGATTCGATTTTGATGATTTTTGGCTGGTTGTTATTTATAATTAAATCAGGTGTGTTATTTGATTTTATTGTTATTTGCATACTATTTTAAAAGATTTAAATTGTTATTTACCATAAAATGTTTGTGTGGTACTTTTTTGGCTTCACTGTACCACGCTATAAGCATTTTTGAAAGTCTTTCAGCGTAAGTGTCTAGCTCCTTACTAAACTCCTCAAAATCCATAGCTAAATACCTTTGTTTTACTTCTGGGAATTTTTGAAAATATTCGGGTAAGTATTTTTGCCAATCCTCTAGTATTTCAAAGTTTTGGCTGTCAATTAGTGAGTAGGTTTTAGTGGGGGTTGGCTGGGTTGTTATTTTGGGCATATTTTACTTATTACCATTTACAAATTCCTAGTTCACCAGTGTCTTTGTAGGTGATTAGGGCTTGTTGTTGGGTTGGGGTTAGTGGGTACATAGTTATTTAATAAACTTTATAAAATCATCTTTATTATTTGTTTTTAAACAGCCTAATTCTTCTTCTCTGTAATTTTTACCTTCTGTGTCTTTTAAAGAATAAATTAGCACATTTTTTTTATTTAGATAAAACTTAACAATTTCACATAATATAAGTTTTGCTTGCCGAGAGCCTGTTATTTTACGATAAATATAAACTTTATCACCAACTGCGTATTTATTATTCATACTACTTCAACAATTCTTTAATAATTTCTATCAATTCCTGCAAAACTTGATCTGGTTCTCGGTCGATGAGTGGCTGTAGTACTTTGCCATTTCCATCTTCAGCAAAACAAAGATTATTTTGTTCAAATTCATATATTTGCAATCCAAGGAGATTTTGCAAACCCAATAAGATTTGGCGAATTTGTGGGGCTTGGATTTTAAAGCACCAATCGTCTGTAATTGTGGTTGCTATACATGCTCCAGTTCTGTCTAATGTCATCAATGAGCCAGTATCGCTGATATAGTTTTCATTATAATTTATTTTTGTTTCTTCGACGACATCTGTCATAAAAATAACAGTGTCACTCTCAACCTCCAACTTCAAACCATATTTCTGGTTGAGTTGGGGTAAAAGTTCGTGGATTGTTTGGTGGAGGGTGTAGGTGTTAGACATAAATTTGAATTGCTTTTAATAAGACACTACTTTAAAGTATTGTCAAATCTTGCCTTGGCTGAGTAAGTATTATATCAATTTACTTTTATCTGTTAAGATTTTAAAAATTATTATTGCTTGTTGTTTTAAGGTAAATTTTCCTAAGTGTGGTAAAATTCTTTTTAACCTTGTTATTTTATTATTCATAAGATTGGGTTGAAGGGTTGTAGCTTAATGATTCTTTTACAAAAAAGCCGAACATTCGGTCTTTTGCTAATTTTAACCACCTTTCGTTTTTACTGTTTTTGTAGATTAAAAATACTAAATCACTGTCTTGCTCTATGCTTCCAGATTCTCTCAAGTCTTGTATTTCAGGCTCTTCTCTAGTTAAAGAGGCTCTGCCTAACTGAGCTAAAATAATGATTGTTATTTTTAATTCTTTGGCTAATAATTTCAGTTCTCTTGTAATCTCTCCTATTTCGATATGGCGAGGTTTTGTGCTGTTTGTTTTGATCAATTGGAGATAGTCAACTAAAACAAATTTAAGATTGTTTTTAGTCTTTTCTTTTCTAATTGTAGTACAAATTTGAGCTAATTCAAACTGGTTATCTACCATTTTAAGATTTAGGCTATCCATTTTTTGACTTCCAATTGCGTATTTATCTGAGCTATATTTTGCTATTTTCTCTTGAGTTTCTGGGTTGCCTAAACTCATACAATCAATAAAAGACAAACCAGATAAACTGGATAAAATCCTTGCGGACATAGTGTAGTTGTCCATTTCCAAATTAAAAATTAAAGTTTGATTATTTTGACTTAGATTTTTGACTAAACTAAAAAGAAAAGTTGACTTTCCAATTCCTGAGTAGCCTCCTATTGTACATAATTGACCTTCGCTAAAACCACCAAAACTAGAATCAAAATTACTAAATCCTGTTTTTGTAAGTTTGTTTAAATTTTGAGTTGAACTGGTTAAGCTACTTTCCACTACTTCTTGAATTGTCCATGGCGTTGTCTCGTCCAATATTTGGGCTTTTTCTTCAGCCTCTAGTATCTTTGCCTTGGCTAGCCTAAAATCTTTCAAATCTGCTATGTTTTGTGTGGTTCTAAGCAAATAATCTTCCTTCAAATGGTGTAACATTTCTTTTTCCTTGGTATAATGTACTGATTGAGCAATGCACCCAAGCAAATAATCTTGGCTATTTTCTAAGTTATCTAAATTTACAAAACTCCAGTCAACTACTCTATTTTGGCTATTCTCATCTTTTATTTTTTGGATTATTTTTTGGTTAATATCAGTAAAAAATTCAGATAAAAGCCGACTACTAAGTGTTTTTTGTTTTTCAACCGTGTCTGCTAAAAGCAAGTTTCCGATTATTGTTTGTTCAATGTTCATACTTAATCAATTAAAATTACTTTCCACTGGGGGAAATACTCAGCATAATGGGCAAGCTCTCTTTGTAGCTCCTCTTCGGTTGCAAACTTACTCCTACTCATTCGATACACATTTTCAGGTTCTTGTTTATTTTCAACTTCACCTAAATTTAAAAGTTCTCCGATATAATCGCAGTCACCTTTCGAGTTTGACCTCCTAAACAAAAAGTCAAGCTTAGCTAATTCAGCTGGTTCACCATTCTTGGGTTTGTTTGCCCACCAGTTAGGGTGGTTTAGATTTCTAATTGCAGTTTTGATTTCGTCTAGGTTGTAGTGTGTCAACCAAAATTCAAAATTCTTTTTCCAGCCTACAGCGGTTTTGAAATTCTTAGAAAAAGTTTCGTTGTAGAAATTTAGTATTTCTTGAGCCTCCAAATTAACTTCTACACTCTTAACAGGTTTATCATTATTAACATTCTTGTTATTGGCGTGCTGTTTGATTGTTGTTTGATTGCTGTTTGATTGTTGTTTGATTTCACTATTGATTGCAATGCTAACTAACTCATCATAGTTATTTATTGATATAATAAAGCCAAATGGCTGTCGATTGATTGCAATATTGATTGCTGAATTTTTATCGGAAAGTAATTTTAAACTTCTTTCTATTGTCGTTCTTGTAAAACCAACATTTTTTAAATTTGAAGATAAAAATAAAGATTGCCCTCTTTTAAGTTGGTAAGAAATGTTTTTATTTCCGTGTCTAATAAATTCAGGATAGGTCATATCCTCATTTCTTGCTCTTATCATTATTTCCATAAAAATAAGACGAGTTGCAGTGTCCATTTTAAGACACTCTGTTGTGATTGGTTGTTTCCAGTGCATAGGTGACGGTTTTACAGCTTTTAATTAGCTGAATGGAGTGTAGGAAAACTCTCAGGATAACCGTCAAGCCAACCCTCAAATTACCTACCCTCTATTCAATTAACTAAAATCTACTTTCCTATAAAACTCTAATTATTTGTTTTTGTCAAAAGTTTTATCAAAGCAATAAAAAATAGCCCCTTTCGGAGCCATTGACATAACGAGTCGATTCTTAAAATACGGTTTTATTTACTTATTGTCAAAAGCTGAAACAACCAGTTTAGTGATGTCACTAATGTGGCTTTAAATAAAGGTTATTTAACATCAAACAAAAAGCCCTCCGCAAAGGCAGAAGGTTAAAAAGGAGTTACAGATATTCACCGCTTCCTTTTTGTAGTAATTGTTCAGTTACAGCCCAAACTAGAATAAGAGCTGTAGAGCCGTCTAGTTGATTTTTGTCATTGCCCACCTCTTTACAACTAGAAATTTTATAGGCTGGCAGAGCTAAAGTGGTATTTTCTAGCATTTAACCCTTTAGGATATTATTACAAGCTTTATATGCCTAGTTACCCAGAACATAAAGCATAGGATAGAACCCTATTTACTTGTATGCTATAGAATAATTTAAGGATTCAAACCTACGGCTAATCCAGACCGATACCCAGTGAATTCACCGTGTAATCTTTTTTAGTGTTAGTTAAAGTTGGTAATTTGTCAAAACTTCAATGCAAAATAATTATTTGACATTACTTTATGTATATTGTATAATCTTTTTATGTCTAATATTACACATGGAGATGTTGACTTGCTTAAAGTCTCTTCAATCCCAAAAACAGCAAAAATTCAAAACATCAAAAATAACCACAAAAATGGTACTGCCATTGAGTATGGAGAACACACTGGCAACGCCCATGTAATTACCCCTACTAAGGGTGGAATTGTTAACTTCTATTTTGACGATGTTAAGGCGACTCAATATGTAGAGGTCAAAGAAGCCCCAGCAGTTATTACGCATGAAGAGCATGCCCCTCTTGTAATTCCAATTGGAATCTACAAAAAAAAGATAGAAACGGAGTATGATCCATTTCTTAAAAAAATTAAAGAAGTCCAAGATTAATTTTATTTTTATGTCTAAAATTGAAAAATTAACGCCACAACAAGAAGCACAACTTAGTATTCATAAGAACAAGTGGCTTGATAAAATTTTTAACCAAAAATCAAAAAAAATTAATAAACAAAAAATGATTGAAGCTAATAATTGGCTTTATGAATTTTCTGGCTTAAAGCCACCTATAACAATAGTGGTGGACTCGCCTTTTGCTTGTCAGGTGGCTGCAAACATTTTAAGTAGGAATCAGGTTAGGAATCAGGTTGGGGATCAGGTTTGGGATCAGGTTGGGGATCAGGTTGGGGGTCAGGTTGGGAATCAGGTTTGGGATCAGGTTTGGGATCAGGTTGGGGATCAGGTTGGGGGTCAGGTTTGGGGTCAGGTTAGGGATCAGGTTGGGGATCAGGTTAGGGATCAGGTTAGGGATCAGGTTAGGGGTCAGGTTGGGGGTCAGGTTGGGAATCAGGTTTGGGATCAGGTTGTGGATCAGGTTGGGGATCAGGTTGGGGGTCAGGTTTGGGGTCAGGTTTGGGGTCAGGTTTGGGGTCAGGTTAGGGATCAGGTTGGGGATCAGGTTAGGGATCAGGTTGTGGATCAGGTTGGGGGTTTAGATTATTTCTCTTTTTCTGATTATGGAAATTATTCTGATTTTGGGTGGTTATCTTTTTATTCATATTTTTTAAATAATTTTGATTTTTATACAAAAAGCCAAAAAGAAAATTTACAAAAAATGATTGATTATATAAATATTGGTGTTTTCATGTCGATACAGTTAAGGGGGTTTTGTATTGTTTGCCCAGTCCCTATATTAATGAAACGAAATAATGCTAACGACCTACATTGTGAAGATGGCTATGCTTGTCAATTCAGCGATGGTTACGGATTTTATGCCTTAGATGGTGTTAGGTTCAGACCAAAGCACGAAAAATTATACTGGAAGATAGTTAATCATGAGTTAACACTACCCGAGATATTAGCAATTGAAGATATAGATGTAAGAGCAATTTCCTTGAAATATTGCAACGCTCAACAAATTATTGACGATTTAGGCGATAATGCTGAGTTGCTAGATGAGGCAACCAAAGAAGCTGAATACTTAGAACGAAAAGCCGTGTCGATTATAAATGGGGTAGCGACTATTAATTTTGACAAGAAAGTTAAAAAAGTTTTATCTTACAAACTTTACAAAATTACGATTGAACATATTTTTGACCAGCCTGAATATATGATTGTGTATCCACACGCTAGTTTAGACGGGCTTTCGTACTGGAAAGGTGTACACCCAGATATTGCAAAAGACGGAGCTTTGGCAAGTATCGCTAATAATCATAACATGACAACAGAAGAATATTTATCAGCAACTTCACAATCTTAACATGTCTAAAATTAAATCAATTAAAATTCCTTTAGATGTTTGGAGACAAATTATTAATCAAGCAAAAAATGAAAATAGAACAACCTCTAATCTTATTATTTATATTTTAATGCAATTTTATAAAAAAAACTAACTAAACCATAAAAAATTTATTTGTCAAAACCTCAAATCTGTGTTTTAGTGTTTTCGAGGGGTTTAACCTTGGTCGGAGTTTTATTACAATTTTACTCCGATTTTTAAATTTATGCCTAAAAAAACAAAAGCTATTCCAGTGATGACAAAAATTAAAGAAGAATATTTGCTTGGAATTTCGATTGAAAGTATTTGTGCAAAATACAAAAAAACCAGAGAAGAGGTTTTTAGAATTGTTAATAATATAAATTATGACTAAAATTTCAGAATTATTACAATTACCAAGAATTAATTTTAATAAATTAATCTCATTACCTTTTTCAGATAGTAAATATTATAAAACTAAAGAATCTCTAATGTTTGATGTTTTAGAGGAGGTTAAATTAGATTATTATGTGGCCAATATATCAATTAGAGAGCCGGACCAAACAATTCAAAGATTCTGGGCAGAAGCTTTTACTAGATCAGAAATAATTCAGATTATCGAAAACAATTTAAAGTTGTTAAAAAAAGTTGGTTGTTTTGACTTAGGTTATTCTGCATATTTTAAAATTTCAAAACAAGATTTTACTTACTCAAAACGAATTGAAAATATAAATTATGACTAGCCCAACCTACACAATCGGAATTGACCCTGGTGTTACAGGAGCTTGGGTTTTGCTTGAAAATGGTAAATATTTTAAATCTGGCAAATTTCCAAAAAGAGAAGATGGCTTGATTGATCATTATACTTTATATGACGAAATAATTGACCGAGTAATTAAATATATTGTCACTCCTCCAACCTACATCGAAAAACCCTTTGCTTTATCTGTTAATGGAGGTGTAGAAACTATTTGGAGAAATTACCAATCAGTTTATTTGGCTTTTAGCCACAAAGGTGTTGACCCAACAGAAATTCTACCTAAAGAATGGCAAAAGATTTTAGCCTTTGATAAAATAGACAAAAAGATAAAAGGCAAGGAACGAAAACAATTAATCAAACAAAGAGCTTTAGACTTTGCTACAAGGCAAGAACCGAAAATTAATTGGTACAACATAGGCAAAAAAGGCCAAACCCTTACTACAGTCAACGACGGGCTTGTTGACGCTTATTGTATAGCTTATGCGGGGTATTTAATTAAAAGTTTATGACATGGTTTGACAATTTAATCTGCAACACAACTTTTGAATTTTTATTAAACAAAAATGAATTTGAAAAATGGCTTAAATCTTTATCTGGTGAAGATTTAAAGAAATTATACACTTATCACACTAACCAAGAAGTATTTAGGCTGTTTATGCACTATGTTAAACCAAGTCAAGATTATTTTAAGAAAAATAAAAGTTAAAAAAATATGACTAATTTTAAAAAACTCAAAACTGAGTTAAAATCAAAAACAGAGCTTTACACCCATTACAAAGAACTTTACTATACCTCTTTAGGAGAGTTAAAGTTTGAAAAAACTCAAGTTGATTTTTTAGTAAATTCTTTAAGAGAAATTGAACAGCTTGCAGAACAAAAAGTCAATCCTATTTTGATTTCTAAAGTTATAAATAATAGTTTGGAAAAACATTATTACAATAAGCTAATTCATACAGATTTACTTTTTAAATAATATGACAGTACAACCCAACAAAGGCACAATCTGGTTTGATAAATTTGTGGAGGAACACAAACAAGAAATTTTAGAATACGGCAAAAAATTAGACCAGCAAATTGTCAAAAAAGGGAAGCTAAGTTTTAGCTTAAAAGACAAGATTTTTGATTGGAAAATTAATTGGAAATCAAAGCCTAAAAAGTTGCCTAAGTTTAAAAGTTTAAAGAAATAGTTGACACACTTTGTTTAAAGTGCTTTAATGGTTTTATGTCTCAAGCAAAACCTATAATCACTTTTATTAGTTGGTTTCTATTAGCAACCGTAGCAATATTTATTTTAAGTATTATTTTGTCAGCTTTTAAGTTAGTCAACCTTCCTTTTTATCAATTCAATAGAAATATTGATAGAAATGTTGGAATTATTGATCGTGTAAATAATCCTGACAGATGTTTAGCAATTAATAAAGAATTTCAAGAGCTTAAAACTGATATTTTACAAGTTAGAGATACCCAAATTCCTAACAGTCAAATAGCTTTAGAAAGCTTTAAAAAAGGCTTGCCAGAAGATCGTACTAAATGGGATTTCCCAACCTCTCAAGGTTATAACCAACTAAACAGCCAATTACTTGGTCAACAGCAATATTTATCAACTTTACAAGGCAAATATGAAGCCTTTCTCAAAAGAGAAGACACCGCACCTTGTAGAGATAATTTACCCTTATTTATAAATCTAAAATAATTATTTTTTTATGTTCAAAAACAACTCAACCAAACTTATTGCATTTATTTTACTAATTGCTTTAGCTATTACTTCACCCTTGCCAAGCCAAATCAAAACACTCTTACAGCCAATTCAAGTTGTAGCTGGTAGCAATGATAAGCCAAGCAACCAAAGCACTCAAACTCAAGAGGCTACAGCGACAGAGGAAAACCAAAAAAGACTTACTCAGTCAGTTCCGCCTCCAGTCTTGCAGGATTCAATCGAAAGACGAAACCTAAAAGAAAGATTAAACAGAAATAACAAAGCTGATAAAATAGGCTATGTGTTCTTGCTTAGTGATGCTGGTTCAATAATTACTAGCTACACAATTAAAGGTAAAGTAAGCTCTCTTAACAGCTTATTGACAACCCCTCAACAGTTAGTAGCTGATAACTGGTGTCAAAATAAAAAAGGGAGTAACACAGCTTGTCAAAGTCAAGTTGTAGATAGCCCAGATTTTGATGGGTCTTACGGTAAAAATCCAGATGGGGTTTTCTTTTTTACTACTGACGGAAATATGGTCGAGTGGTCTGGTAAATACCTTTACTCAGAGCAACCAATGACTTTAAGTTCTGCCCCAGTTTTAACTTACCAAGTAAAATAATGTCTTTAATCCTTAATATTTTACATTATTCAATTTATTTTATCAGTTTTTTTGCTTTAATATCAATAATTTTTAAAGGTAACAAAGCAAAATTAGAAAGTTATTATATTGCCAGTTTTTTATTAATCCAGAGTATTTATAATGGTTGCCCAATTACAACTATACAAAATTACTTTTGGGTTCAAGAAGGTTACAACCCAGCAAAAAACGAGTTTATTTTAACTAGCTTATATCCTGAAAATGTTAATTTATTGCGAATTATTACTCTTGCTATTTCTTTATTTTTGATTTTTAATGTCTCTAAAACACCCACAACCACACATACGCAAACAGCTTTACCTAGCTAAAAATGATGTCCTAAAAGTAGTAAAATATTTAAAGTCAATTAACTTAAAGTTTTCAACTTGGGTAGCTTTAAAGATTAAAGAATTGATCAAAGAAAAGAATCTGTAATATGTCCAACCCTTTTGAAGAGCTTTTTGGCTCGCTAAACACTCAAAAACCCATTGAAATACCTAGCCAAAACAAGTTAGCAGATATGATCAAAAAACTCAAAGAAATGCCTACAAATACCCCAAAAGAAAGGCAAAATAAAATTGAGTTTATGATTGAGATTGGGAATTATGAAAAGAGTTTATATTCGACAAAAAGCAAAAATTAAATGTATAAAAATCTATGCAAAAAATGCTTAAAACTGACAGGCAAACTCGACCAAACATTCAAGAAAGCCAAACCCTTAAAAGGCTTAGAAAAATGCCTCAAAATGATTTTGTAAAATATGTTAAAGAGTCTTATTATGACTACCAAGCTAATAAACATTTAGATAAATCAAAAACCCCTGCTAACTGTAAATGCAGAGGTGGAATATTATATAAAGGTTTTGGTAAAACCCCTAATGGTAAAATAGTTTATTACGATCATGCTGACCCAAATTGTCCAGTTATACCTCAATTTCGAACTAAATAATATGTCCCGCAAACTAGCAACAATCCAAACAATCAAAGAACTTTTACCAATTCCAGGAGCAGACTCGATCGAGCTTGCAACCTTCGAAAATATAGGCTGGAAATGTGTAGTCAAAAAAGATGAATTTCAGATTGGAGACAAAGCCGTTTATTTCGAAATTGACAGTCTTTTACCCTTGACTCCAACCTTTGAGTTTCTAGCTAAAGGAAATACCCCTAAAAAAATGACTTTAGACGGCGGGGAAGTTGTAGAAGGTTATAGGTTAAAAACTGTTAAACTTAGAGGGCAACTTAGCCAAGGTTTGGCTTTGCCTATTGCTAGAGTATTTTTAAGTAACCACAAATACGAAATAATAATCAAAGAAAGCCTAGCAAAACCTAGAATTACAGTTACCCCAGATAGAGTAACTTTAAAGTTCCAATCTGAAGAGCAAAGAAAGCAAAAAGAGTTTATAGCTTTAGGCTTTGTAGTAGATATTTTAGCAAATAATAAAGTTTTACAATCATATAGAAAAGCGGACGATTTTGATGACTCTGAAATAGTTTTATTTTCTGATAAAAACGATAAGCATATCCACGCCACAAACTTTTTTCAAGATAACAACGAGGATTTATCCGAAATTTTAAACATCTACAAATACGAGCCACCTATCAGCCCAGAGCTAGCAGGAATTGCAAAAGGCAACTTCCCAAGTTTTATACCCAAAACAGATGAAACTAGAATACAGAACTGTTGGAATATGGTGCAAAAATACAAAGATTTAAGTTGGTATGCAAGCATAAAATATGACGGCACTTCCGCTACTTTTTACAAAAAAGATGGTGAATTTGGAGCTTGTAGCCGTAATTTAGAGCTAAAAGAAACTGAGTCAAATACATTTTGGCAAATTGCAAACAAGTTTGATCTAAAAAACAAGCTTCCTGAAGGTTTTGCAATTCAAGGTGAGATCTACGGCGAGGGAATCCAAAAAAACCCACACAAAATAAAAGGTACTGATTTTAGGGTGTTTAATGTTTATGATATAAATGAAGGAAAGTATTTGGATTTTCAAGATATTCATAAATTTGTAGAAAAAATTGGAGTAAAATTTGTATCTAGGTTTTATTGTACAACAGGCATTTCCCCTGACTTATCAAATTTAACCATGCAAGAGTTGCTAGATTTAGCAGACGAAACAGAGCTTGAAGGTTTAGTTTTTAGACCATTACAAGAAATAAATGACCCAAACTTTGGTCGGGTAAGTTTTAAAGTAATTTCAAATAAATATTTGCTTAAAAATTAATATGTCCACACTTCCAACCCCAAAATTAATTAATATATGTTTTTTAAAAAAAGATCTATTATTGATCAAGAAATCTTAAAGCTTCATGATTATATTTTAGCTAACGGAAGTGACAATATAAGTCTTTACAATGGCGATCATGTTGAAATTGCAAAACGCTTTTATGTTAAAATCTCGAAAGAAGAACATGATATTTTACAATCTGCAATAGACCAATTTAATGAAAATAATTGGCAAGATTTGGCTCATAAAAAAACCTTAATTAAAGGTTTAAAATATTTAAAAATACTATAATTATGTCACACCTCTCATACTCAGAAATCCTAAAAAACATTGAAAACGGCAATATAATTGCTGACGGTGTCAAACCAGAGCAAATCAAAGATCAATCAATTGATGTTAACCTTGGTAGGTATATTTTTATTAGAGAAGAATCAGTAAAATTTAGCTTTAAATTTTTTAAACAATATCTTTGGTTAATTTTTGTTGCTAAAAGAATTGAATTTAAAGGTTTAGAATATTTTATGATTGAATTAAATCATAATAAACCATTTTGGGCAATTCCTGGAATGTTTATTTTAGCATACACAAACGAGTTTATAGGCACTGTTGGAGGCTCTAACCTACAGCCGTCTTTTAAACTTAAATCTACAAGTGCTAGGCTAGGAATACAACACCCTTTAGCTGGTCTTGGTGAAGTTGGTTTTTTCAATCGCTGGTGTTTGGAGTTGACTTTTGCCGTGCCTGTAGAGTTACGACATGGCGACTTAATTGGTCAAATTTATTTTGATACAGTTATTGGCAAGCCAAGTGATTATGCGGACAAAGGAAGCTATCAATCAATTTCAGATTTAAAAAAGCTAAAAGCTGAATGGCAACCTGAAGACATTTTACCAGGTAATATTAAAAATGTTTTATGACCGAAATTTATGTGTTACAATACGAACCTTTTATTAATTGGCTCAAAAAAAGAAATACGAAAATAAGCAAAAAGTGTCTTAAAAAAATATACAATAATGAATTTGAATTTTGTGCTGTCGATAATTTCCTTTCTGTTATTACAAGATATTCACCTTATGCAACTCCAGATTATTTTGAAAACCAAATTAATATTTTTAATAAAAACAATTAAAAACATTTTATGATCAAACCTACAATCAACACAACCAGCGTTTTCAAGCCTGTTGAGTTTCACACCCCTGAATCTTTTTTAACTGCACAAGAATCAGTTAAACTGAACAAACTTGGGTTTAAAATAGCAGAAATGGCAAATAATATTTCAGCAAAAATTGAAATCAAATTTAAAGTTGTAATTAAACCAAAGCCAAAATACATGCCAAGGTTTTTGTATAATTGGCTAATTAAAGAACTAATTTATATCAAGCGTAAAGACAATATTTTATGACCAAACCCACAGTTGGTATTTCCTATACTACAGAAATCCCCTACAATGACAGAACCTACAAACTAAACCACCCCTTGAAAATCTTTGTAATCGTCGGAAAAGATGGTGTCAATCTTTTTAGCTGTAAAGAGCTAGACATGACAGCTCACGGCGACAGTTTTGAATCCGGAAGAGAAGCTTTTTGTTTTACCTTTGACGCTACTTACAAAAACTATGCGGAAGAATCTGATGAGAAATTGACTACAAAAGCTAAAAAACTTAAAAAGAAATTACTAAAACTTATTAAAGAAATTTTATGATCCAACCCAGCCAAAAAATGTTAAACGATGTAGCACAAAAATTACATGGCAGACAGTACAGAGATGAAACAACCAAAGAAATTGAAGAGTACTGTGCCTTAAACAACATTGTTATACTGTTTGGAGCCTCTGATGACCTCGCAGAATTTAGAGGAGCTGTAGATGACGAAATTGGTTGTTTTGACGGCGGAGAAATAGCCGAAAATCCTTTTATTGAAGCAATTTTTGCACCAGAAAATAAACCTGAACAAACTTGGGTTTATAAACTCCCAGAAGATCTTATAAACGCTACTTTTGATATATTTAGAGATGACGAAGTATATTGTACAGGGGTGGTATTTTTTAAACCTACAGATTTTAAATCAAAAAATGAAAATTAAAAATATTCTATGACCGAATCCTACACCCCACCATACCAACCAAAAATCGAACTAGAGGCAATTGACCTTTTAACTGTTCAAGTCGAAAAGCTTAAACAGTCTAGGGAAGGTTATAGTAATTTAGAGGTTGGGAGTGTATGATTGGTATCCCCTACATGGGAAGTAAAAGAAAATTAGCAAATAAAATTGTTGATTATATTTTAACTCACAACCCACAAACAAAATATATTTACGATGTTTTTGGTGGAGGTGGTGCTATTAGCTTTGAATTTATACAAAGAAAGCAAATTAAACAAGTCTATTATAATGAATTAAATACTGTGGTTTGTAACCTACTCAAAAAAATACAAAAAGACGGAGTTACAGATGAGTTTTACAATTGGATAAGTAGAGAAGAATTTTTAGAGCTTAAAGACGGTACAAATTGGAAGTCGGGGCTTGCTCAAACCTGCTGGAGTTTTGGAAATAACCAAAAAGGCTACCTTTTCGGAAAAAATATTGAAGAAATAAAAAGACAAGCCCATGAATTTTTACTCGCAAATGGTTATTTAGAAAACCCAAATAAAAGAATAGAATTAATAAATAAGTTTAAACAAATAGCTAAAATAGAGGGTAGGTTTGAACTTCAACAACTTGAACGACTTCAACAACTTGAACAACTTGAACAACTTGAACGACTTGAACAACTTGAACAACTTGAACGACTTGAAATAACAAACTTAGATTATCAACAAGTAGAATTTACCACCCCAAAAAATGAAACTATAATCTATTTAGACCCTCCTTATATTGACACAGCTAAATACCAAAAAGGGCTAGATTATGATCAAATGTATAGTTGGATTGATAAATTAACCAAAGAAGGCTACAAAATATATTTATCGAGCTACAAAAGCCCACTTATAGAAGTGGAACAATATGTACATAGAAGTATTTTATCGGCAAAATCAAATAATCGGGTGTGCGAAAAACTTTTTACAAACTTGCCAGATGAAAATTTAAAACTTTTATGATCCCCATAACAGTCTTTTTTAAAGTAATAAACAACAAATCTGGCAAGGTTGTAATTCACGAGTGCGTAACCTTCAAAAACTACGAAAATGTCCCTAAGATTTTACCTATTTATTTGCGGGAGAAGTATTTTGTTGATCTACATTTTCACACTGTTCAGACTTATGATTGGTGGTGCAATCCTGAGCATAGAGAGTTTCTGCTATCAAAAATTCGAGCAAAGTCATAATTTTTTAACTCTTTCTAGGATTTCATCTATTTTTTTTGTTTTTCTAGTTGCCATTGCAAGATCATAAATGGCTGTAGTTAGGTTATCAATTTTTATATTTCTTTCTTGGATTTCTATTTTTAGTTTCTCATTTTCTACTTCAAGGCTAGAAATCCTGATTTTCATTTCTTTTATCTGTTCCTCAATAAGTTTTTTTACAAAGTTACTAATCACTATTACAGCTCCCCACAAAATTCCTATTGCGGTTGCCAACCCACTTATTGCTACAATAAAATATTCTACAGTCATTTTATAAGGTATTTAATTTAGCTAAAATTTGGTCAAGTTTTTTTGTTTGAGTCTTATCAATCTTATCGACTCTATTTTCTAAATGTTCCATTGTTTGAACTAAAATATTATTTTGAGCGTTAAGTTCTAGTGTGTTTTTTGCATTATCTCCTAACTCAACCCACACTACAACTAAAAAAAATGTAAAAAAGGTCAAAGGTAGCGATAAATATAGTCCAAAAAAAACAGGCATTTTATTTCTTTAAAAATTTTAAAAATCTCAAAACCATAACAAAAAGAGCGGTTGCCCAAAGGTTAAGGCTTGTCATTAGTATATAATACATTAAAGTCGTTGGTTCGGTATATTTTCCATAGATCAAAACAATAATAGGGTTTAAAAAGAAAAAAACAACTACAAAAGAAATAGTAAAAGGGCTGTCCGTTCTCGGAAATTCGTGTGTGAAAAACTCTTTTACTTTGTTCATATTTTCTTTTCTGCTTCTTTCCTGTTATTTTTAGCTTGCTCTTGCAAGTAACCAGCCAAAACAACCCCAGCTGAAATTGCTAATTTGCTAAAGGATTCCTCGCTAAAATCTCCAGTTGCTAGATAAATTTGCACCATTTCCCAGACTCCAGTGCTAGCAAGCACACCTGCAAGGGCATAAGTTCCAGATCTAGCCGTGTCAAAAAATGATCTTTTCCAGATTGGTAGGGGTTGGGCTGGTTGAAGGGTGTCTATACTATGTACATCCTTTGAGGGTTTATTTGCTACAAGCAACATTTCAGTCAAACTTTTATTTTCCTTTTCTAAAGAATCTAATTTATTTTGCAACTCCACATTAACAGGATTGGCTATTTCAACAGTTTTTGGCTCTTTTTCTAATTCAGCTTGTAACCTAGCTATTTCTTGGTTTGCTCTGTCCAAATCATCTCTTGGAGCTTTTCCAGCAAAGGTTAGCAAATAACTTGCATCTTCGTTATTTACACTTTGTAAAAGCATGTTTTGAGTTGTTGGGTCAAATCCTATGGTTGGGATTGTTTGAGTTAGTTTGTCTTTAAACATATCGGTTTGGGGTTGTGTAATAATTTTTCTTAATGCTCCGACAAAGGTTGAGTTGTTGTAGTTTGACCACCAAAAAGCTGGTGATTTAGGATTTGCTCCGTTTTGATCAAATAACTGAAAAGTATTTACAATACTGTTATCTCTACCAACAAAAACTCCTACATGTCCATATTGGTTAGTTCCAGTTGTAAAAACAACATCACCTCTTTGCACCTCGTTTAAGTTTGAAATGATTTCTATTTTGTATGATTGTCCGTCAAAATCTGCACCCTCTCTATTTTCTACAACCGAAATATAGCCATCTTTAAAAGAGTAAAAGCCATCTAAAACCCCGTCATCTCCGTATTGTCCATTGCCAGCATAAGGTTTAAACCAAGCTGATTTTATCTTCCAACTTTTCTCAATATATTCTCTAGCTCCGTCTGCACATTGCACACCAGCATAGCGATCAAAGTCAATTGCTTTTCCTTTGTATTCCTCTTGAAATTGGTCAATATTCATTCAACCCCATTATTACCACTAAAGGCTAAAACTTGTCAATTGATTAAATATAGTTTAGGTCTTTTTGTATGTCTATTTTATTACAAGCCCTTATTGAATGCTTGCCAGCGTTGTTTTACACTTTAGCAATTTATTTTTTAGGAGTATTTGTTGGTTGGAAGTTTGCTTTTAGGCGTTAACCGAAGCAAAAGTTGCTCCTTGCCCAAAGTAGGTCAAAGTTCCGTCAACGGCAAATTGTAAAGGGGCTGGAATAAGTATTGCAGGGTTTTCAATTGCATAAACAGATGTAGCGTTGGGATTTGTTGTCCAGGCTAAAGATATAGTTGCTACTGTTGCAGTGTTACTTGTAATTATTCTTGTTTGCCCAGCTCCTGTTCCTGAAATTATTCTAAGATTAAAATTTGTCCATTGGTTTGTTACCCAAGCTTGGGTTGTATCTGTAAGAGTTGTAGCTCCACCAGAAGTTGCTGTGCTGTTAACATAAGGAGCATATCTGCTTTTAAAAAGCTCATCAAAATGTAATTTATTATTTCCTGTTAGCAAGTTATAACTACCAAAATCATAACCAAAAAAAGCGTAAATACCTAAATCTTGAACTAATAAATTATTATATTGTCGTAATGTTATTTGCTCGGGAGTAACATTAAAATTTGGGGCAGGAATTCCACCCCCAACATCAATTAAAGGTCTGATTGCAATATAGTTAGATAAATTTAAAGTTACAATCCTGCGGTCTAAACTATATGCTACGGTTGGATTTACACCGTCTTTTTGATGAGTTATAGTTATTTTTACAGAAATAAGCTCATCTCTATGTATTGAAAAAGAGTCTGGTTGTATTGCACTATCTGTATTTACGGCAAACAAACTTAAATAAAAATCAACACTGTAATTTGTGTCGGCGACAATAAAAGTAAAACCTTTTTGTTGCAGTAAAAAACTTAACCTAAGCAAAACAGTATTAACATTGTTTAGTTTATAAAAACTCGGATTTTGATTAAAATTTAAGAAAAACCCACCATCTGCTGGGTAATATCTGAAAGCATTTGGGCTTGCAACTAAAGCTAAACTAGTTCCATCCCAAAATCTAAAACTAGCACTTGCATTGCCTGGAGAAGTCAAAACATTCCCTTGCAATTCTTTTTTAACCTGATCGAAAAACTGGCTTTCCTTGCTTTTTAAATTTACATCAGCGTTATCTAAGCTCACTAAAAACCCTGTTTTAGGATCTTTGGCTGGTTCTGGAGTTACAATATTTATAGGGTTCATATTAGTTTTGTATTACATCAAGGTCAAAAGTTACTCCATCTCCTTCTTTAAATATCATTGGCTGATTTAGTTGCAAAATAGAAGTTGTTACACCGTTTATTTCTACAGTTCGATTAATATTTACAAAGCATTCATTGCCAGGCAAAAATACTCTTTTAAAACTTGTTATTTTTTGGCTCAAAGCGATTGATTGTTTTTTGGTTCGCAAAAAGTCAACCCCTTCTTGATATATCTGTTGTGGTGTTAAAGATTGATTAACTAACTGATTGCCTCCAGAGTCTTCAGTATTAGAAGTTGCGTCAACTTTTAAAGTTTCATATTTGGCTGGATAAACTGGGGCAAAGTTATTTTTAATATACCAAACTGTTTTACCTCCAACCACAAAACTAATCAAAGGAAAATCTGAGTTTTGTGCGACATTACTAGGATTGATGTTTATTTGAGAATTTACACCGTCAATTCCAGATGTTGAACTGTAGCAGTCCAAATAAGTGATATAATCACCAACTACAATTGGTTGAATCTCGGCTACAGCTTGATCAAGGCTATTATTCGTAAGCTCATCACTAATTGTCAGCCCTTTGCACTCTAATCTGTTATTTGGATCAGTTCTGTAATAATCACCTATTTCAGCTATCTTGCCGTATAAAATTTGAGGCTTCAAAACATTTCCAACTTGTACAACTCCATTATCTCGCCACTGATAAGCATTAGTAGCGTTTTTAAGTACTTCAAAATCGCTCAAATCTCTAGCAACTGTAAAGTTATACAAAGTTTTATCAGTGTTTATTTTAGTATAAACAAAGGCTTGATTTAAATTAGCCAAAAGCCCACTCAGTTGCCCGTTAAAAATCTGATTTGGAAAACTTTTGGTGTATTGCAAAAAATAACTCATGCTTGCAAACTTGATTTTCATGATTCCAGTTTGACTGTTTATTTCGTAGGCTGGGTCTTTTTGGCAAAATGGGAGTGTTAAATAATCAGTCTCTACCATTACCCCAAATTTTCTATTTGGGTCTTGAAACATTCTCCAAGCCGTGCTTTGTGGGGTGATTTCCATTTCTAATTCGTGGAAACTATCCAATCTCAATTTTAGCTCTTTTTTTGTGATGTGAGCGTTATCTATCACACTACGGCGTACTATCCCAAAAGTTGGGTCAAAAGGGTCTATAACATTGATTACTAATGGCATTTTTTAAATCAAACCTTTCTTTTTAGCTTCCAGCCTCAAATCGTCAAAAGTTTCGTTATCAGATTTCATTTCTTTAATCTCTCGGTTTGTTTTTTCGATGTCGGTTTCTTTTTCAACTATTCTTTGTTTAACTTCTTTGATGTAATTTTCCAAACCTTCTACAAAAGATCTTTTTTGATTAAAATCTAAATCACTAAATTTTGGGTTTATTTCTCCAGTAAAATTGTCTACATAATTTTGAAGTGCTATTACTAAATCTTTGTTATCTTTCATGTCAAAATAAGCTTCCCAAGTATCAGTACTTTGATTATAAGCTCCTTCGATGTAATTTGAATGATTTACAACGATTTCTCTTTCAGAGTCAAACTCATTTATATTTGCATTTTTATCACGAATTTTCATCAAAAAATTTATACCTACTTTGTCGCCTACAAGACGAATATCTTGTAAAAAAGGCAAAAGCTCTGGGTAGCTTTCAGGATTTAAATTGATTGATTTAAAAAGCGTAGATTTGAATTGATTGAACATAATTTTAAAATAAATAAAAGTTTGGAATTTGGCAACTAAAAAAATTAGACCATAGTAATATAAAGAACCTTGCTAAAAATATTTGCTCCCGCATTAACTATAAATCTAAAATCTAAAACATCACCAGCTGTTAAATATACTCCTGAGCTAAAACTAAAAAATTCAACTGTTCTAACATCAAAACCTAATATAGGAGCTGCAACACCATTGATAAAAGGTCTAAATTCCCAATTTAAACCACCTGTAAGATCGATAAAATAATTATAATTATAATAACCCGTGTAAAGTGCTGTATATGCACTTGTTCCTGTATTCCACAAAGAAGCGGGGTTTGAAATTACTGTAGTTGCAGTTAAAATGGTTGAACTAGTTGCAATAGCTTGTAGACCTCCGCTAACTCTAACAGAAAGCAGATCTTTTGGAAAATTTACAATCTTAATATCCCAAAAATTAACCAACTTATTCGGAATTACCCAAACCGTTTGACCAGGTAACCTCAAAGTATAAGTTGTGTTAACTGGAGCTGTGCTATAATTCCATGGGTCATTGATTGTATCAGTACCTGCTCTTTGAATTGTTTTTACGGCATAGTTATTTGTAGTTATCAAAATTGGCGGGTGGTTAGCACTCCAAGCGGGCAATTGAATTGTTTGAGCTGTAGCCCTCCAAGCATTTACTCGGATTGTAGAGTTGGCTATACAAGTAATAGTTGCACTGCTAGAATCTGTAATTTCGTCTTTACCTGCAAAGGCGGTGACTATATCTACAAGACCTCCGCTATTTCTGGTTTGCCTGTTCACGCTGTCCGCTGTAATTAAGTCAGCTGGGTTTGTTTGAGTTGCTAATGCTAATGCTGGTGAAAGTTGAGACATATTATATTGTGTGGTAAGTTTGTAAAGCCTCTATTTTTACAGTGAGGTTGCCTGTTGTGTTTTTTGTCAGAGTTAAACTCTCTGGGTTTATATTAATAGTCATATTTTGAGTTGCTAAAGGGCTAAAAAATAATGGTCTTTTGCTAGGATAAATAAAACTATAAAAAGTAGGGTCAATCTCAGCTTTTGTAGCTGTATTGTACCAACTATTTTTAATAGAATTATAACTAATAGTAGTAGGACTTGCTACACTATTTAACCAAGTTATTTGTAAATCAGAGCCGTTACTTGTATTTTGAATTCTTAGAGATTGACCTTGACTCAAACCACCCATTTCTATTAAATAAGCCTCGTTGTTCGCTGTTGTGCCGTTAAAGAAGCTGGTTAAAAGTATATTTGTTGGGGTATTGCTAGTTAAAGTTGTATTTAGCACGGCTTGGCTTGTATCTACAGTAAGATCAGACAAATCAAATATTTTATCGGTATAAACTATTGCATTATCAGGTTGTAATTGATCAACAAAAAGGGCTAATTTTTGATCCAAAGTAAGTGAGCTAATCAATACCGTAGCAGTAGTAATTCCTTGATCATATACTACAGTTGAGTTGTAATAAGAAGCCCCATCATCAGTCGCAAGCAAAACATATCTGGGTATAAATTGACTAAGAGCATTTTTATCAAAATAAGCTACACTTGGCTTGCATTTGTAAATAAAAGGCGGGCAAGCAAAGCTGACAGTTTTTACAAAAGTTGTTTGCCCTAAATTTTCTACTGATTGATTCCCAGTTTCAGGAATTAAAGTTGGGTCACAGTTGGGTTGAAAATAAAACTCTAAATTATTATTTTTATCTAAAATAGAATAAAATAATTTCTTTTCAGAGGTATTAAAAGCTTGTTGAACATAATTTAAATCAAAATAATCTGTTATTTTTACCAAAAAATTTACTGCCATTTCTTGTTTAGTTTTTTTGTTTCGAACGCCTACATTAATTTTAGTAAATCCATCCTCAGAAAAGCTTTCAAAATGATTTGTTTTTAAGCTTATTTTTGAAATATTTTTAAGTTCAGCTTTGTTAAAAATATAATAGTTATCATTAAATCCATTTCCAAATTGATATAGTACTTGTTTTATTTGTGGTGACAAAGACATAATTAAAAATCGTATTGTAAAGAATTATTGCCAAAAATGTACTGAGTGACATTGTTCCCACTATTGATTTGTCGGTTGTCGATCTGGCTTTGGTTTAAAACTTGTCCTTTGTTTCCAGGTATCATGTACTGTCTGCCATTCATCATAAGTAATTCGGCTCTGTTGTTTTCTCCTACTTCGTAGAGTTTACCTGGATCTACAGGACCACCGTTTGCTTTTGGACCGCCAAAAAAACTTCCGATTTTATTAAAAAATCCTGTTGCCATATCTGCCCTTTGCCCCTCAACTGCAACAACAGCTTTAAAGCCGTCACTATTTACAAATTGTGAAACTTTTTGTGCTGCAATAATAGTCCAATTGACAACTGCTTCAATCGCTCCTGCAATCGCCCAAAATAACTTCGCATATTTATCTAGCTGTGCTTGAGTTTCTGGTCTTGCTAAATATTCCTGGAGTTCTTGAAATTTCTTTTTTGCGTCTGGATAAACAACATCTTTAAAATAAGTGAACCCTTTTACTATTTCCTGCCACCCATTTTGCATAAAACTTTTGATAGCTTCTTTTCCACCATTATTAAACCAGTCTTGAAGGTCTAAAAGAACTGGCTGTACCATATTAGTCCAAGCCATCTGCATTCCTTCTCCAATTTTGGTAAATACAACACTTCCCCAATTACCAATTGTTTCACTATTAGCTTCTAGCCACATTTGGAATTTTAAAGCTTTATCCTGTGCCAAATCAAAAAACCCGCCTTGCTTTATATCTCCAGTATCATCAACCCCCATAAATTTAAGCACTACGCTTTCAAAAGTATCTTGAATGTTGCTCAAAGCTCCCTCAAAAGTTTTTGATTTTTTACCCATAACATCAAAAGCAATTCCACCTTTAGATGTCATTTCAGTTAAAACTTTATCGATATCCTCAAAATCTACTTTTATTTTTTGGGTGTCTATTCCTCTTTGGAGTTCGGCTACAGTAATGCCCATGTTTTTAGCTAGTTTTTCCCAAATAGGAATACCTTTGTTGCTAAACTCTCTTATATCTCTTGTCAACGCTCTGTTGCCAGCTCTAATTTCTCCATAGTTAGTAATTATATTTTGCAAAGGGGCGTTAAATGCTGAGGCAACATTTCCTAACTTATTTAAAGTCCCAATCATGTCTTTTTGGGCTATCCCTGCACCTGTTAGTTGTTTAGCATAGTCAAAAAGCTCTAACCTGTTAAAAGGTGTTCTTTTGGCAAAAGCTGTGATTTCCTTCATTAAGCTTTTAGCATTTTCGGCACTGCCAAGCATGGTTTCTAGCCCAATGCGGGTACCTTGGATTTGGCTTGCTAGGTTAAGACCAAAAGCACCAAGCCCTGCAAGCCCTCCAGCAGTTCCAACCCCTGCAATTGCTCCTCCAAAAAGTCCCGCTTTGGCAATTCCTCCGACTCCTCCAATTGCACTTTCGGCTAAATTTTTACCTAAATCTAAAATCCCTTTACCAGCACCAGCAAGTGCGTTTCCCAGCCCTCCTGCTATGGACGAAGCCATTTTACCAAACCCACTAATTCCTTGCGAGGTTACACCTCCTAAAACTGACCCAAAATTTCCAAGATTTTTGATTCCTCCTTGAATTGCTGAGCTAAAACCACCAAGCCCACTAAAGACCTTATTAAGGTTTAGGTTGTACAAAACACTAGGTAACTGTTTTAAGCTTTCAAACGCTCCTGAAGCAAACCCTTTAAAGTTATTAAATACTTGCTTAGTAAAAGCTGGAAAATCTTTGTAAATTAATTTATTTAAATCAAAATCTAAAATATTCTTTTTTACCCAAACTAAAGAATCTCCAATCTGTGAAGGTATTTTTTTGATATTTTCAATTATTTTGGCTGTAGTGCTTTTTGTATTTTCTACGAGGTCTTTCAGGCTAGTTTCTCCGATTTTATCTAATCCTAATTTTAAGTTATTTTTAATTTTTTTGTTTAAATCTCCAAAAACACTTTCTATTTTGCTTTGTTCAAGACCTTTTTTAAACCCTTTAGAATAACTTTTACCCGCTTTTTCTCCTTGTTTTTCAGCTTCCTTGTCAGCTTTTTCTAAGGCACTCTTTATCGCTTCGATTCCTTTTTCGAGGCGAATTAGTACATCGTATGTGAGTTCTCTAGTTGCCACAGGTTGGTTATTAACCGTCGCACCCTGTATCACACAAATTTAAGCTTTTAAGCTTTGCTTTTGTCAACTTTAAGCAAATAAGGCACTGAAGCTATGTAGATATCTTCACCTTTAGCATTTTTTCCGTTTTTATATTGAAAGCCTTTGTCATTAAGGTGCAATAAATACATTTCATATTGTTCTCTGACACTATGGGGTTTTACATAATCCAGGTCTTTGTATATTTTCATGCATAATCTAAAAATATCAGGCAAAAAAGACCAAGTAAGATATTGCCCTCTGTTTGGGTCTTCCCCTGCAGTTTTTTCTAATTTTGAATACTCAGGGTTTTTACGAAAAAATCTGTAATAGAACTATCTAAACCGTTTTCAGGCTCTTGGCAGATTCCTACACAGAGAACTTTAAACTTGCTAATAGTCATTTTCTTTCTGATCGCTTCAACTTCCTCTTTTGTTTTGTCGTGACCTTCAAAAAAGTACTTAACAATTTTATTTTTTAAGATAGCTTCTTTCCCTTCGGGGTCTATTTCTTTATACTCAGTCACCGTGTTATCCGCAGCCATAAAGCCTAAAACTAATTTAGCTAATTTAGGAGTAGCTAATAATTTTTGAGTATCTTTAGTATTTTCAATCTCTTTAAAAAAAAGATCATTTCTTAAGTTACTTAATTCTAATTCTATTGTTTCTAATCTTTTTATATTTTCAGTTTGCTTTTCTTTTGGAAGGGTTGGGTTGTTTTTTAAAATATTTTCTAAAGTTTCTTTTTCTTCTTTTAAGGTATTATAATTTTCTGGTTTTTCTGTATTAGCTAAAAATTGCTCCACCTCTTCTATTTCGTTGGTTATAAAATTTATAAGCTCAGCTTGTACTTTATTATCTACATTTTTAGTAGCCTTAAAATTTTCATAGTTCAAACGATACTCTACTACAAGACTAACTGCTTTATTATCTATCGAATAACAAACAAAATCAGGTATTTTAAATTCTTTTAAAAAATCAGTTTTGGCTTTTAAAAGGTTATTTTCAACTTCAACAGTTAAAGGGGTGTCGTTCATACACCCCTATCATATAATTAGCTTTATTTTTTAGTCAAGTTAGCCTTGGTAGCCTTCTGTGTAGTAGCTATCACTTGCATTATCAAAGTATGCAAAGAATTTAGTACCTACAGTATCTACATCGCCAGCAGACTCAGGTTCAATCATTGGTTGGGCTTTAGGCATTACCACGATTTTTGTGATTCCTTGTTTGGTTTTTCTATTAAAAGTTAATTCTCCAAGAGGTGCTAATTTCAAAGCTTTTCTCTTTCTTACATTCATGATTGCCGAAACTTTAGTCTTAATGGTCAAAATTTGTCCTGTAGCAATTTGAGTGGTGTTGGTGGTTAGAGTAGTACCAGTGTAGTGAAAACCATTTACAGGAACATTAGTAGCACTTTCTACCTTTGCTAGTTTTATGTCGCCATAATATACATTTACAATATCCAATCCAGAGTCAATAGTTGTTACCCCAGTACTTACAGCACGCCTTCCAATTGTAGGACTGTTATAGGTTATATCATAGTAATGCCTGTCTTGTACTACTACTTCTCCAGTTCTCAAAGCCATAGCCTCAGGATCTTCAGTTTGAGATTTTACAACAACCGAAACTGTGTCAGTGGTTGGAATTTTACCCTCAACTTTTTGTCCACAAAGAATATCAGCAGACTCCATAGCGTCTTCCATTTCAGCTTCACTAATACAACCAAATTCTATATTTGGCTGGTAACCTATCAACTGTTGAACAGTATTTGCAGTCTGTACAAAAGCTACATCAATTGAAGTACTTACAGTATCCAGAGTAAATTCAATTTCAGTAATGCTTGCCCATACAGGATCTCCACCAGCACCAGCAACCCCGTCAACCAAATTTTGGAAATTGAAGTTTGCCCAGCCAGTTCCAGCAGTCGTAAAGCTAAAAATTCTTTCGTTAGTTCCACTTGATCTAAGCTTAAATTTACCAGCTACAGAGCTTCCTCCTACTTGTCGAATAGTAATAGAACTCCAATAATCCAAGCTTAAATTCCTTGAAAAATTAAATTTAATTGGAGAAGTCGCGGTAGCTCCATTTGCAATTCTGTAATAAGGTGGGTTATTTCTACCTGTCAAAGGTTTGTTGCTAGGGTCTTTACTAGAATAAACAATTTCTCCTCCTTTTGGCCCGTCAACAGTTCTAAGAGTTGCGGTAGCAGTTCCTGAAACTGTAGGAGTCGCTAAGGTAGAGCCATCTAAATATAGATAGTTGCTTACAACATCATCTTTGTATTGCCAGTATCGGTAAGTTGCGTTATACTGTGCGGCTCCTCCGTGGTTGAGTTTGGGTGCGTAGTTTATGTTGGACATTAAATAACAGTAGTTAAATTAGCGTCGCACCCAATTACTCTTTAACTATACTAAAAAGAATGTTTGTTAATCCTGTCAAGTAATTACCTGTGTTTCCATTGATCTGACTAATAAAATATTGTGCATTATTATCAGCTTTATTTAATTCTAAGTTATTACTAAGCACTTTGTTGTTGTCCAAAGTTACTTTGTAGTTTGGAGCAATTGGAGTGTTAAGATCTGCGTTATGATTATCAGTAATAGCTAAAATCAAGGTTTCAAAAATTCTTTTAAATTCTACACCACTGTAATAATCTTCAGTATCTAAAATTTTAGTGTCCAAAGGCGTCATCAAAGCAATTTCAAAAACAACATCAGCATATTTACCTGTGTCATCAAATTTTTTAAGGAAATCTGCATTTCTAGGGTCTAATTTGTTTAGCTGAAATGAAAGCAAAAACTTTTTACCATCTAAATTTACATCTGTCATCAAAGCATAATTTATTTTAGTTTCGTTTTTTAAATCCAAATTACTTGAATCTTCCAAGACATCACTTAAAAGACAAAAAACAAAGTTGTCTAAGTCACTCTCTAAAAGAGCGTCTGGATTTTTTGGGTTGTATTTATAATTACCGAACATATTTAAAGTTAAAATTCACTATTTGCAATTTTTTCAAAGGTTTTTTCAGCTCCTTTTTTGAGCCAATTTCTCTCGCCGTATTTTTTGGAGGTTGACAACCCAAGCAAAGGAAAAACAGCATAACCTCTAAGTTGCCCATCTCTTGAAGGTCTGTTGTTTGGGGTTTTAAATCTAATAACAAGATTTTTGTCACCAAAAAAAGAGTAAGCTTTAGTATCGGCTTTGGTTAGGCCAGTACTTTTACCTGGGTCATTGTCATAGTTAATAGGCGGGTTAAAAAGCCCAAACTGCTCTTTGACAGTTTCAGTTGCCATTTTATCAATTTTAGGCTGACTTTTTTTTAATAAGCTAAAAAAGTCAGTAATTATTATATTTTCAGTTCCGCTTGCAAAACCAACCCAGTTTTTTTGTGTTAATATAGCCATATTTAGCTTTATTTAGCTTTTGCCTCTTCTGCGGGAGCAATATAGCCAAGACTTAATAAAAGCTCCAAATTACCTTTTTTTTCAAGCAAGTTTTCTAATTCAGACTGATTTTTTATTAAATCTTTTCTTACAATTTCGTATTTTGGTTGAGGTTTAGTTTGAGACATAAAAATAAGTTAAGTTGAGGGCTAAAAGGTGCGACGAGTATTAGCCCTCGATTTAAATTACTGATTATCCGACATAAAAGTAGTTTCAAAAGTAAAACCAATTTCAGACTCTTCGAAAGGTTCGGTAAAAAGGGCTTTCCCTTTAATTTCTAAACCGTTTATGTTTGTTACAACTCTTGAGTTTTGAGGTATAATTGGGTCTTGTTTTTTAGATAAAATAAAATACAAAGCCTGAGCATTTAGTCCATATTGTTTGTTAATTTGTAGGGTTTGGTAAGCTGGGTATCTGCCAACAACCATTCTTTTGTTATCAATTAAAACTGTAGATTGTTTGGTTGGGGTTTTTCCTACTACAACCTCTTTAATTTCTGTTATTGTTACTGGGTGTTTAGCAAAAGTCATTTAGCAAATTGTACTTATTAGTTCATCACCAGCGTTTAGATAACTTCTAAAAATTGATTGAGTTTCTGGGTCGCTTAAAATATTTTTAGCTTCAGCGTTTTGTTTTTCAAGCATTTTTGGGTCAATTTCTTTTTCGACTGTTCGGTTTTTAATCCTAAAAGCAATACTACTCCCGCCATTTTCAGCGTTAGTTTGAGCTTGCCCTGCTAGATCTACAATTGCTTGAGCTAAAGCCACTTTAACATTGCTAGGGTAGCCAACTTGCCAGCCGTAAGTACCAGCCAATCTTAACCTTTCGTTATAGCTTAGATAATTGTTTATTAGTTTTACACCTGTTACAGGTTGGTTTATTCCAGGTATTTTCCCGCCAGTTTTGCCATAAAAAAACACATAATCAGTACCAAAAACTAAAGGAGTCTCAGTTAAAGTTGTACTTTCTGATTTATCTACACAGATTTTTTTGATTACCAAGGCTGTTGGTTGCCAAGCGGTAACTGACACAAATCTAGTTCCATAAGTGTTGTAGGTTTGGTAGTTATAACAATTAGCTTCAGTAACCGTAGGAAGCGGACTGGCAAAAATATTTCTAAGTTGCAAATCCGCTTCTGTAGTTACAATTCCACTATAACTCTCCAAAAGACTATCGCTTATCTCACCGTCAATAGGGATTAAAGCTTTAATTTCAGAGAGAGTTAGAGATGGCATTGGTTAGTTAGTTTCTTCGACAAGAGTTGCGTCAACAGTCGCGGCAGTTCCGCCAACTTCAGATACAAAATTCAAGTGAACAAAGTTATCTGTAGCAAATACGGGTAAAGTGTAAGTACCGTTAGCAGTAATAGTATAATCAAAACTTCTACCTGTTACAGAACCGCTCGCTGTGGCAGCGTATTCAGCCCTTACTACTAAAGAAGTATTGATTGCTGCTACTACTACTCTATAGTGTCTGCTTGCAGCATAAGGAGAAAGCTTTAAGCCAGCTGTTACTCCAGGAGCAGTAAGTTGGGTTTGGGTTCGTCTATTTAGTTGAGCCATAATTATTTAGTTATTTTGTTATCAACAACCTTATTATCAGCAGTTTCTTTTTCGGTTACTTTCTTTTCAGGAAGTTTATTATCTAAAAACTCAATTGAAGATTTAAAACCTTCAGAAACTTGAGTAAGAGCTTGAAGAAATTTCTCATCGCTAAAGTTAATGTTACTTTTACCTGTTTTTTTCTCAATAGCGTCCATAACCAAAGGTTTTGAGTTAGTAGCTAAAATTACAAGGTCATTGTAATTATAATCATCTGAATTATGTTCAGAGTTGATTTTTAAAACAGTGCTTTTACCATCTTTGTTCAAAAGAACAACATTTTGGGCATTTACTTTAAATTGTGACATAGTTATAGTTATTATTATACAGTTAGTGAAAATTGTGAGAAAGAATCAGCAAATAAAGCTCCTCCATCTCTAGCCATCAACCAAGCAGATACGGCATTAAATACAGTACTTACAGTTTCAGTTGTGATTTCGTTTCCAGATAAGTACTCCATTCCACCATTAGTAAATCTAATGTAGTCATTGAAGTCTCCAACAACAACTTTAGCAACTCCACCGGAAGTAGGCATTACAGCGTTACTAACTACAATTACAGGTACACCAAATAATGTTGGGTTGTTTAGATTAATAGCATTTTGAGAATTTTGGTAAGCAATGTTAGTCAATGAAAGTTTTTCATAGACAGCCCAAGCTTCAGCATTCATAAATGCAGTTAAACTAAAAGCGTTATTTTTCATAACCTCTTTTTTAGCATTAGAGAAAGTCCCCATTGCGTCAGTTCCAATTGTTGCACCAGTTCCAACTACAGTTACACCTAAGTCGTTAATACCAGTACCAGTCCCAGATAAGATTTGAAAAGCTTCGCCTCGCCCAAATTCCATTTCAGCAAATTTCATTTCGTCATTGATTACACTAGCAGAAATTCTCTTACCAGTTAACCAAGTTTTTCTAAATGCAACTCCAAATTGTTTTCCGACATAGCTTTCTTTAGTAATACCATTAGTAGCGTCAGTTAAATTAGCTACAGTGTCAGGGATACTTGCTCCTTCAGCCATGTAACCAGCTAAACCATACTTGTTGTATTTAGTAGCGTCATAATTTCCGTAAGGAAGATTAATTTTCTTAACTTTAGAAACAACTTGATCAAATTTATCTACTCTATAAGCGATAGATTGAGCAACTGTAGTCTGTAAAGTATTACCAGAACCAGGAGCGTCGGTTGATGTACCAGTAGCACGGGTATTAAGACCGTTCATTTTTTCAAACTTTTCTTGTTCAACCAAATATCTTGTAAATTCAGATTCACCAGCAGAGTGAGCAAAAGCACCATATCCAACAGGGGTTTCTGGTCTTAAAGCGTTTAATTCCATTCTAACTTGTGGGTTATTATATAAATAGAAATCAACAGCAGCACCAGTATTACCTAGTTCTTTTTCGTATCTTTGATATTCACTAGCACCTTCTTCAGATTTGCGATCTGCAAATTGTTTAAGGTCTCTTGCATGTTCTACAAATGCTCTTTGAGCGTCGTTACGAGTAGCAATAAATCTTTGTTCGTTGATTTTTTTAGCTTCATCAACTTGAAGTGTGTTTAATTCCTCATTTTTTAAAAATGGGTAATTGCGTTTTTCGAGCATAATATTGTTTAAAATTTGTGCATTCCGCTAGTTATTGCAGTTTGCGTTTCTTCATACTTTTCAGCATAAATATCTTTTTGTTCTTCCACCTTAGGCTTTTCAGCTGAGTCAAGCTGGCGTTTCATATCGCCACTTACTTGGCTTTCGGCTTCGTTTGGAATATCTGAAAGAGTAGTTTCATATTGTCTTTGCATTTCTGCTTCGGACTTGTCGGTTTCTGTTTTTGTTTGTCCAGCTGTTACCATGCTGTTCATTCTTTCGTTTATTTCACCAAAAGATCTTTCAAGCTCTCCTAATTTCTCAGAGATCATGGCTGGGCTGTCGTAACTTCTTTTAAGCTCTTTAATATACGATCTTACCTCGCTGTCGCTAAGCTCACCATCACCATTTTGATCGGCTTCGGCTGGAGCTGGTGGAGTTTCCTCGCCTTCCCCTTCTTTTGGAGCAGTATCAGTCCCTTCACCTGTTGGCTCTCCTACTTTAATCTCAATTTTTGATTCAGATCTTTGGAACTCTGGGGTTGCTGAGTCAGTTTCTGGGGTTTTAGTTTCCTCAGTTTCAAGTAAAGACCTAAGGTGTTCTTGAGTGATCTCGCCACTGGCAAGTGCTTGTTGTAATTGTTCTAAAGACATATTTGGTTGGTTGGTTTGGTTACGGGTTTGTTTCATACTACTGGTTGCTTGACCTGCAGACACTCTTGCGGGATTTTTAAG